TATATACACTAACTATGGACTATATCGCTGTCTGATCGTCAGGCGGACGCATTCGTCGTAGGTATTATGTTCAATATTATGACGGATGATAATGTATGTGTTGTAGGATTGGGTAATTACTAGGTATATACTGTACTGTATATAGTATGTATTATTGAGTATGTACTATATACTGAAGTAATGAGAATAATCATGGTAGTAGTATTCATAGTAGTAGGAGCATGTTTAAATATATGAGAGGAAAAATACGTATAAATTATACGTATAGTTACTGTTTATGAACAACTTGGACGTAGAATGGTTAAACTCGTAGGAATGAGATTTTTTTTAGGGTCCCTAAATCGTTCGCCACTCGCGACTTCGAATTGCGTTCGTCTATATATGGGAGCAATAGATGTATCGGTGGTTGATCGTCTAGAGCTCGAGCTATGTTAACTCCGGACCGTGATGATGTATTATCTATCATCTTGTTCCCTCTGCTTGTTCTATATTTCCTCTAACACTTCAATGATGCCGTCGATTGCATAATGTCTATCGTTGTGATCACTAACTCCTCTGTTGTGATCGTATCTCTGCACTCTCTTTAGAGTTAGCAGCAGCATCTCTGCATCCTCTTTCTCTCTCATGTATAAGACAACGTTTCCTGCTTTTCTTGTTACTCTTGGTACTTTCATTCTTTTCTCTCTCCTCACTCTACTTTGGGAATACGTACTTATCGTACGCTCCCGCTGAGACTTTCTTACATACGCCCTGCGCGACCCATCTATTCATCTTCGCGTAGACGTAGTTTCTGTTGGGTTTCCTACCTTCCATCTTCTCTAATGAATCCATCATCTGGTGGATGGTGACGCTCTTACCTTTCAATTTCGGTAGGATCACCTTATCCCACTTCGATACTCTCTGAGATCGTTCAACCGTCTCTCTAGGGAGTAGAACGAACTCAACTGTGGACGCTTCTTCAGCGAGTACTACATTCTTCAGGCTATTGTTTGCAGACATTTGTTCTTACCTGCCTATCTACTTCTCTCATCATCTCGAGAGTATTCTTCAATAAATCACCAGGACCTATCTCGTGTCTCATCGCTTCTTCAGCTCAACTACTTAGTTATTGTAACTATAACCACACTAGAGTTCAACTTCGGGTGACACTCACCTAGTTCATAGCCTTTCATTGTTTCACCTCCTCTTGATCTCCGTCTCATTAGTCTTCTTACTTCGACGGCTTCTTGAACTCATACTCGTTGCATCCTAAGCTACTATTCAGTCTCTTCTTGCAGACTCCCTTCGCGGCCCACTTCTCCAGTATATGATACATATACTGCTGGCTGACTTCTTTACCTACCGCCTTGAGCGACTTTCGCAGTTGGCTGCTGGTAACTATATTACCAACCAACTTCGGTAGAACGATATCATTCCAGTAGCTACTCCTCTGACGAGATTCAATCTCATCTCTAGGAAGTAACGTGAACTCTACGTTCTCAACTTTCTCTTGTATAAGGCCTACATTCTTGGTTTCTACACCTTGTGTCATGTTTCTACACCTTGTAGGGATAGAAGGTTGTTCCTCCTACCCTATCTACAGGTTATATATAACGTTATATAATATATAGATGATAAGACTACAGGCGGAATGCTTCTGACTAGGGTTTGTGACCCTAATCATCATACACACGAGCATCTGTAATCTAAAGCTCGTATATATGTAGCGGGCGTAGCTATAGAACGCTCTTCGATAATCGATCATCAGTTGTACATTCATCAACCTCCACTCAACGAAGAAATCATAACTCTTCAACTGTTTAGAATTTGTATTCATTACATCCTAAGCTCTTGTTATACTTCTTCGTGCATACTTTCTTACTTACGTAGCGTTCTAATATATGATACAGATACTGATCACTGATCTTACCGAAGGTTGCTTCATAACTACTCTTCAACTGACGCTTCGTTACAAGCTTACCTCTTAACTTCGGTAATATATACTTATCCCATTTACTTTCTCTAACGCTGCGTTCAATTACATCTCTATCTAGAAGTATGAAATCTACTTCTACAGATTCAATTTCTACTTCTCTTGTCTCAGGCATAACTTCAGATACAACATTCGTTGTTTTCATTTGTTTCATCTCTGCATATCTTATTCAATATCTCTATTGAATCTATACTTTTAGTATAGGACTAGAAGATACATGCTTACTTCTAGTCTCTCTATCTAAAATACAGATTCTAGCAGAAAGTATAACTTTCTCACTCTTCATCAGTTTAGAATTTGTATTCATTACATCCTAAGCTCTTGTTATAAGTTTTCTTGCATATCTTCATACTAACTAGATCTTCTAATATATGATACATATACTGATAGCTGATTATTCTAACTGATGCTGAGTAAGATTTAACTAGCTGATTACAAGTTACATTCTTACTTCTCAATCTTGGTACTATATCAGATATAAATTTACTATGTCTGATTCTAGTTGCTGTATCATCTCTCCCTAGAAGTATGAAGTTTACTTCATTACTTTCTTTTGTTTCAGGCATATCTCTAACTACTTCTGTAGTTGTTTTCATTTCATTCATCTCTCTGTTGAATATCTAACACCCAGATTTAGGATGCTGATACTCAATAATAATGTGAGGACCCTAGTTAAAACTTCCGGCACTCAACTAACCTGTCGCTCACTCAGCAGTGTAATTTTTTAGAACTCCGAAAAACCCAAAGCCTATCGCCTGTTGATCTATGATCCAAGGATTTATAACTCTCAGGGTGCCTATCTCATACAGAGGTCTCCTGGCGCTGGAGTGCCCAGTAGGCGAAGTTCGATGGGGTGTTACGAGTGACTGATTGTCCGATATGCGCTAATCCGCAGAATATGAACATCGTTAATCTAGTTTTGACATCAGCAATCTCTGTGACAGAAGCTATGCGGAGATTGAATATTGAGGATAGGGATGTTTTCGAGAAGCATCTTAAAGAACACATCAGGGTCACGACAGGTTCCGGGGATGCTATTTGCGCTGTGGAGAAGAAAACTCTCGATGGTGTCGGGGTTTTGACACGATTATCGAACAAGATGGACAAGATTGCGACGAGTTTGCTGGAGAAACTCGACTCCATCGGGGAGTTTGACTTGTCGTTGATTGGCCCAGCAATGAATCTAGTGAAGGAGATCAGACAATCCGCACGAACGATAGCGGAGTTGAACGGTGACATCGAAACCAAATATATCGTTGAGCTCAGGATTCAACAGAATCAGATCAACCAACTGCAGAATTTCATAATGTCGGAGCTCTGTCCTGAGGATCGTGCGAAGGTTCTTGCGTTCTTGAGCAAGGAGTTGGGTCAAAAGTGAGTGACGCCGCCAATGATTGTGTTCCAATGTGGGAAGGTTGGACTGAGAACGGCACAACTTTGATAGCCCCACATGATAACTATTCTGGGATATTGATGGGCGGGTGGGTTTCTCCGAAACCAACGAAGAAAAACACTAGTGTAGAGAAGAAAGTCAAACGGGCTGGCTGGTCGAAGCAGTTCTTTGAGAAGTGACATTAATTTTGGTTGATAAGCACTGGATTAGTCTCTTCGCAAGACATCCTATGAAGAAGAGTGTCAAGAAATGAATTTGACTATCAAACTTATAGGGTTGTTCTATCTCTGTGAGGGAGTTGCGAATATGGTCTATTGGAATTACGATACCCATCCGTGGTATTTCCAAACTGGAAGAGTTCTTAGATCTGTGTTAGGCATAGTTTTGATCGTTGTGGGATGATTGACATGGTCCTCTCTTCTACAATGCAGATGTTTCTTGAGATGAAGGCGAAGGAGGACCCTATCACTTTCGTTAAAGACCCGTATTTCCTTGGTAGAAAACCATATCCGATGCAGGAGCACATCTTCTCGACGTTCTATAAGAATCCGAAGGTCATCCTTTTGGTGATTATAGCGGGCATGAGGGGAGGGAAGACTCGACTAGCCGCAGATATCGTCTGTTATGAGGCGTTTACGCTCTTAACAACTCCGAATATCTACGAACAGTATCACCTGGAGAAAGACTCAAAGTTTTACATCATTTGTGTGGCAACATCCGAAGATCAAGCTGAGGATACGATTTATTACGCGGTTAAGAGCTCTGTCTCCAACTCCCCGTTTTTTCAGAAATACAACGCGGAGTGTTATGCGAATGAAATCAGGTTCCCTAAGCATCCGGTTGAGATCAAAGCAGGATTAAGCTCTGCGATGGCTCTTGTGGGAAGAACGGTCAAAGCAAACGTCTTTGATGAACTAGATAGGCTTGAGAGAACAGAAGGCAAGCGATCCGCCGAACTTGTATTTAGTTCGCTGTCCAAATCGACGACCTCTTTTCAATTCAGTGGAAAGAACATTGTTATTACCTCCCCGCTTTATACTGAGTCGAAGGCGAACCAGCTCGCAGAACAGAACAGGGATAACCCCTACGCACAAGTTTACGCTCCGTTACCGACTTGGGAAATAAACCCTAATCTCCCGTTCGATGGAGAGTTCCTACAGGCGAAGCTCAAGGAAGATCCGATTACATTTTGGCGAGACTACGGCGCGATCCCTCAAGCTTCGGTAGATAGATTCTACAAGGACGAGAGCATTCTGACGTTCGACACGTCGATTGACAATGTGTTCGAGTCGGGAACATCATGGGCGTATTGGAAAGCAAGGCAACGAACTAACCCTGATACGTTGATATTATCCGCGGACCCAGCGGGGACGATGGATTCCTTCGGTCTAGCGTTGGGGTATAAGGATCGGAACTCTGGGGAGTATTACGTGATCGGTGTCAAGAGATTCTCCCCGGAGGCTGTTCGAGAGCAAATGATGATTAAAAAATTAGGTAAGCGAGTTGCGATGGAGATCAACCCTCTGACGGTGAAGAAGGACATTATAGAAACTGTAACTGATCTTCGGGTTAGGACGTTCGTCTCTGATACCTGGCAGTATCCGGAGCTCCAAAAGGAGTTACAGCTTGGGGGGATACAGGTCTACAATAATTTAGTGAAACTCGAACATTATGAAGTTCTGAGAAAACTCCAGTATGCGAATCAGCTACACTGTTGTGTGAATGCTAAACTTCTGGAAGAATGGAAGAATCTTATTCAATTGAATGCAAAGCATGTCGATCACCCGAAGGGAGGGTCGAAGGACATAGCAGACGCAGTGTGTAATCTTGTTTGGGCAGCGGATGCTGAGCCAGCCGCTCCTTGGGTGCCGCCATTAATGGCTCCGTTTAGTATGATTAGGTGAAAACTATGCCGGAAATCAGTTTTGGTCAGTTAAAAATCCTGTATGGGGACAAGATGACCGTCGGATTAAGTGACATCCCAGCGTTGTTCCATCGGATTCCCGGAGCGACAGAGATCCTAGATGAGGTTTTCGCGCCTGGTCTTAATAAATATCAGCTTTATAACCGCATGGTTAAGAGAGACTCCGATCTAAACACCGCGATTATGAAGATGTCAATCCTTGTTGAAAGGTGCTACCAGGGGATTATGTACCATCCCGGGGAGGATCTTGAGGACAAGGAAAAGACGTTCTTGAAAACCGCTCAGAGAAAGGCGTTGGATCTCAAGTTCGACCAGAGGTTTTACGTGATTGCTAGGAGGTTGCTCATTGACGGTGATGTCATCGCGGTAAAGCATTTGGATGTTAATAGGTTGGATTTCTTGCCTATGGAGATGATGACAGCCGCGAACAAGATGGAAGATCTAACATCTATGCAGATCCTCTCCGGACCTCCGGGAGTGTATATATTTGATGAATTTTATGGAGAACCCGGCCGGAAACTCTACAAGCCGGAAGAAGTGATGCATATAGCACTGGCGAATGACGCGGAAATGGTCACGGATAATCAGAACAGGCTGACTTGGGGGATCTGGTCTCAAAGCCCCCTTGAGGCTCTTCGGCCGATTATCCTTTGGAGACTCAGCACGATAGTCAATGATATGATCTGGAGGAAGCTCTACCTCCCAAGGGAACATCATGAGATTGATCTGACGGATGTGCTAAATCCCGATCAGTATGATGGTGATACGATGACCGAACGCCGAGCTGCAGCGTTAGTTGCTGGTGCGAAGGCTATCGAAGCGTACATTGCGAAGTTAAAGAATCAAATGCCTGATCAGGGATATGTCACGCCGAAGGTAGGAGAGGTCAAAGGGGTTGACATTAATATTATAGAACCCAAGTCGACGACTTACGTGTCACCGAACGAGCTATTGAAGCAACTCGCACAAGGAGTACAAGACACTTACTTTGTTAAGTCGGTATCTCAGACCAAGGAGAGTTTCGCAGCGGAACTTGTTGCCGCGTCTATAGAGCAATTGATGGCGGAGTTCCTCGCCCAGTTGATCAAGAACTATCTCTTGGTGCTTCTAAGAGAAGCCTTAGGGAACACTCTAGAGGCTGAAGAATTAGACATCAAACTACAGTTGATCCTACCAAAGGACGTAGAATCCCTGACGAGACAAGTAGCTGTGCTCGCATCTGCGAATATATATACGATTAACGAAATGAGGGAGGTTCTAGGGAAGGATCCTCTCACGGAGGACGATAGAGTACTCCTTGAGGAAGAGATTGCGATGAGAAAGGGACCTTCTGCTGGGCCATTTGGTAGTACTACAGGGCCCAACGCGAACTCCCCTGATGAGACCGCCGCACAAATTAAGAGAGGTGTTCCACAATCCAAGGACAAAGTTCAGACCCCCCAGTCGGATAAAGCGAATCAGAAAACATAGGGGGTAATTGTGAATCTTAAAAGGAGTTGATTAAATGCCGGGAATTGAGGAAAAAGAGAACACTTGGAGACACAGGGTTAGAGATCCTGGTCTGTTTGAGGAGTTCAGAACAAAGGAAACGAATGGAGGGGTATCATTCGTCTTTGGCAAGTATAAAGGCAAGAATGACTGGGCGATACAATCGATGGTGTTCCATAAGGACAGGTTCCCAGAGAAGGCTGACGTGGAGAAGTGGTTATCGGACCATACGATCAAAGAGAAAGCATCGGCCCCTATAGAGGATGTCAAATTGGCGAGTGATTATGATCTGATTCTGACGTATGAGGAAGCTATAGAGAAGCCCTGTTTGATCGGTCTAGCTAAGTACATTCCAGAGTTGGAAGCTAGAGGATACACTCCCGATGAGGGGAAGAAGGTTCTAGTTCGTGGGAGTACTGAGACCGAAGACCCCGAGATAGTGGCGTTGATGGGGCTGATCGCCGATCGCCGGGCTAAGCTAGCTCTAACCAAGTAGGTTCCTTTGGGCCGAGGATTTATAAATATAAAAAACGATCATAGACATGCGGAAGGGGATTGTAGGTTCCCCCGGAAAATCGGAAATCGGGTGCATTGAATGAAAGCTGTTCTGAGTGGTCAGATTACCTCGTTTGAGATTCTCGGCGAGGTACTCAAGTATGAAGGTACGGTACTTTGCCCGGGGACTTGGCAGGGCGTTGATGGAAATAAGATTACCTACTCAGACGCCGTCGTGGCATCAGGAGCGCCAACTTTTTCTGGCGTAGCCTTGCACGAGGGACATATTGATCAAACGAGGGAAGCGGTGAAGGGGTTCAACGCTGTCTCGTGGTATCAAGATGGATGCATCCGGAATAGAGGGTATATCTGGGATAAGACCACTGTTGACAAGGTCGTTATGGGGGAGTACCCTATGGGGCAGTCAATGGAAGCGGAGGTCTATGTAGATTCTCAGATGAACGCAGTAAGAATTCAAGGGAGTTCTATTGCGATTGGAGTGGAGAACCCCGCGTGCCAACCCGCTAAGATTGGAAGAATTGAGAGTGTGAAACTGAGCATGGATGAGGACAAAAAGAAGGCGCTTTTAGCTGGAGCGACTCTTATTGGTGAGCCCAAAGAGAGTACGAAGATGGTAGCTCTTAGCGAGGATGAGTACGTCCAGATGAAGGCGCTTGCTGAGAAGGGTAAGACTGTAGATATATTGAAGACCGATCTTGAGGTGGTAAAGACGACACTTGGGGCTATGAAGACATCAAATGAAGCTGCGGAGATCGTAAAGGTCGTCGGGGAGATTACCGGGATGGATAAGGACTTCAAAGTAGATGTCTACTGTGAGGGGGTTTCTGAGCATTCAATGAAAATGCGGATGCTCAATGCTTATAGGGGGATTATCTCTAAGATAGCACCGATATTACCAAGTGAGACGCCTATCATAGTAAAGAACGAAGAGTTAGAAGGGGCGTCAAGGGATGTTTTCGGTGTGGATCTTAAAGAGATGTTCCTTAAAAAGGAGGGTAGCTAAAAATGGTTGATGGTGGAGTTCTTAGACCAGCGCTTTGTGGTGAGGAATACGAATCGAGAATCACAGACACGGCCATACAGGCCGGCGGGTTTGTTCTCAAGATGGTTACGGCCACTGGACATGTAGACCTTTGCGGAGCAGATGAGAGGGTTTATGGTGTCTCGACAAAGTCGACAAAGGAGTTCATCAATGATGGCTATGGTGGCGGGGCATGGACTGCGGTTGTTACTAAACCCGTGCAGATACAGAGAGAGGGTGAGGCGTTAGTCCAACTGTTGGCTGCTAATGTACCTATAGTCTATGGAGATACTTTGCAATCGACTGCTGGAGGGACTGTTGATCTGGTCACTTACGCGGGTGCAACACCAACTCTAGTGGAGTTGAGATCTGTCGTCGGAAGGGCTCTTGAGACCAAGGGTAATGCTGTCGGCGGTGTCATCAAGGTGATGATCGCCATCCAGCATTGTTAGGAGGTTAAGAAAATGTCACAAATGATGAAAGTCGCGATGGCCGATGGCATGATGAATTCTGACAATGTTAGAAAGAATACCATTGTTGAGAGAGTCGTCTGGCGGAATGCAGATTTCCTCAGCGTAGGGACGAAGATGCTTCCGACGAAGAACTATCCGGTCATAGATGTAGCGAATAGCTTCCCAGGGAACCTTATTGGGAACTATCCTCTGGCCCCAGGTGCGAAGGTACAGATGGAGAGAGTTTCATGGACTCCGTATGGCTACACTCTCTATAAGTTCGAAGCAAGATGGAGTATCACAGGAGAGGGAAAGATCCGACAGGCCGCTCAACAGGATCAGCAAGCTGCCGTCAGACGCGTCCAAGAGGCGTTAGCTTTCTGGAAGGACAAGGATATTTTGGACAAGGTCATCGCAGGAACATACGCTACGAACACAGTTACTGTAGGTGCGGGTTCCGAGTGGAACTCTGGCGGGGCAACGGTAGATATAGAGAAGGATGTCATCACTGCATGGAATAACCTGATCTCGAATGGTTACACGACCATGGCGACACTTAATAACCTTAAGTTGGTCGTCCCAGCTCCAGTCTATGGCAATCTCCAGAAGCTCCAATTGATAGGCAACGTACAACAGAGATTATCGGACTACTTCAGTGGGAATTATCAGATAACGATACTTCCGACACTCTATACTGATGCTATAACCCACCCACCGGGGAGTATATACACCTTGGCGGGTAGCCCAGCTGGAATCAGCGATGACGCCTACCTGGTAGTCAACGCAGAAGATACCGGAGAACACGGTGTCTACACTGGTGGAGTCATCCCTCCGGCGTATCATAAGGAACTGGATGATGGCGGCGAGGAGTGGGTGGTAAGACAGCTCTTCGGAACGAAGATCCAACCGAACTCTAGTACGGATGCAACGAATGTTGGCATTGCAAAGATCAGTAACGTCTGTTAAGGAGGCTCATAAAACATGGTAGATGACATTGGTCTGATACTGAGGGGTCTGATCAAGGACTCCGAGTACTCCTTAGCGACAAATGGTACGACAACTGCGCATTGTCTCGTGGAGCATGATGGAACAGGGATCATAGCTTCAGCGGCTAATTCGATCAAAGTAATCGGAGCGGAGAGTCGTGGTCTAGGAACCACAACTGGGTTGCCGATAACGTTTAAGACAACGGGAATTACCCCAGTAGCGACGTTAGGAAAGTTAGAAGTTGGAAAGAACGTCAAAGCAGGGCCTGAAGGGAAGGCTGTAAGAATGATCGACTCTGGATTGATCTCTGCAGCTCTCGGGGGCGGAGAGTACACAACAATCGCGGGGTTGGATTTCGCTAATCAACCTGCGAGTGATTCTGTCGATACGCATTCTGCTAGTGGGGCTGATATTGGTCAGACGGTGACGGTTTATGGCAAACTTCAGGCAGGAACGTTGGATAGTGAAACGCTAACACTGAACGGTGCAAATGTGATAGCAGGGGCCAAAGTATGGGCGAATATCCATGCTGTGGTGATAAGTGCCGCACATGCAGGAACGGTAACGGTCGAGGAACATAGTGGTCATGCGGATATTGTAACCCTCGCGACAGGAACTCTCTCGAAGGGTCGATTGACAGCCACTGATCCCAGAGCTCATTGTGGGAAGATTGGTGTAACAGCCAGTGGGGCAACGACAAAAGTCATTGGAGTTAGAGGTAAGAACCTCACTGGAGCTGCGGCATCAGAAGAGATAGCTCTGAACGGTGCTGCGGTCATTCCATCGGTGAATGATTACTCTGAGATTACGACGATTGACATTGGAGATGCCGAATCCACGGTAACTGTTTCCGCGTTAGTAAGGGCTACTGAGGATGACGAGCACGTGAAGCTGGGAGTTGCTCTAACAGGAGCTACTGTTGCTGGGGATATTTACGTAGCGTTGAAGTAAACTAAGTCCGAGTTCAGGACGGACATTTTTAACTCCTGAACGGAGGTAGGGGCTCCTAAACCCCTGTGCGTTAAGCGTCAAAGGAGATGGTAATTAGACAATGGATGTATTCGTTAAGCCTACGTTAACCCATGTTGAAGGACTCAAGCTCACGACAGTGGATACCTATGTGGTAGTTCCGTTAACTTTACCTAAGGTGGTCACTAATGGGGAGTTTTCGATTCAAGGAATGAGATCGAAGACACTCACGTTGGTCGCGGCGGCGCAAGATTTGCGATTCAGGGTGGAAATGAGCCCTGATGGAACGAAGTTTAGCACCTTTAAGGATGATATCCTAGTCGCAGCGGGGTATTTTACGTACTTCTGGAGCGATTGGGACCCGGATATTGCTGGGCTCTGGCATTCGATGAGGATTTCAGTGAAGCCGAATGTCGCGGGGGTTCATGGAACTGGCATATTCTATCTTGAGGCCGGAACGCTGTGAGGTGAGAAGATGAGCAAGAATGGTAAAGCAATAGGTGAACGGGTGGCTGTGTTAGAAACTCGCACTGATGGAATTGAAGTACGATTGAAAACAATGGATGATACTGAAAAGGCTTGCAGGGAACTCCAGGCGGTAGCTATTGGGGCAATCAACGTCCGGTTGAACACATTTGTTAACCACGAGGTTACGAAGCTAAGAGAGGAGATCACTGATGCGAAGAGCACCCGTAGAGAACCTTTGCAGTGGAAAGAGAAAGCTGCGATAATCATTGCTATTGTCACTAGTCTGACGGCAATTGCTGGACAATTGATCAGTTATTTTATAGGAAGATAAGATGCTCCCTGAATTGACAGGCTGATGAGGGTCTGATAAGGGCTCAAGAAAGCAAGTTGGGTGAATGATCAATGTTTGAAAGGTTAACCAAAGTCTTGGGAATGAAGGAACCAGAGCCCGCTCCCATGGGAAGGATTGGTATCGGGCCTAATGGGGTAGAATGGCAAATCCGCCGAGCTAAGTGGGTTGACAAGGAACGGGGGATTCCGCTCTTTGATGCGGAGGGGAATAGACTTTACGAAGAGAAACTCGAGATATATAAGAATCATAACATAACCTGCAATACGGCGCTGAGCGGTGCCAAGGACAGGCTGTTCAACAGTGCAACTACCGCGGGCATAACTAACTTCATAGTGCTGAGCGAGGGCACTGGCGCAATGGCGGCCACGGACACGAAAATTGAGGCTGAAATCACGTTGAGTGGCCTGGCGAGAGCAACTGCCGCGTATAGTGTCGGTGGGTGTGCAACCGGCGAGTGTATCCTATCGAAGACATTCACAGCTACTGCGAATGTCGCAGCTGTCGTGAAGATGGGTCTTCTTGACGCCGCGAGTGCAGGCAATCTCTACTTTGAGGCAACGATTGTTAGTGTATCTCTCGTGACTGACGACCAGCTTACTGCCAAATGGGATAAGATAACCCTATCGTAGGCAGAACACTGAGGGGTAAAACAATGGCCTCAGTGTTCCTAGCTATCCCGATACTTAGGGAGATCCAACCGTTAGTGTTAGATTCGATCCTGCATGCGGGAGGGGGATTGGTAACTCATGCACATGTAGAATCTGATTACTCGAAGTTCTTAGATGACAAGCGGAATAGCTGTGTCGAGCAGTTCCTCAAAACAGACTGCACACATCTGCTATTTTGGGACTCAGATACAATTGCTGATGCTAACGCAATTAAGATACTGTTAGCTCATGACAAACCGGTGACCAGTGCCGTCATATATAAGAAGGGCGGCGACCACGCTCCATGTTTCGGATACTGGGATGAGGCATCAAGGACTTACCGGACCCCGACGCCTTTCCAATATGACAAGCTGATCCAAGTGGACATCGTCGGCACGGGCTTCTTGTTGATTAAGAGAGAGGTCTTCGAGAGAGTCGAGTACCCTTGGTTCCAGTGCAGTGATAAGAGCCAGTCCGGAGAAGACATCTTCTTCTGTGTTAAGTGCAAAGAGGCCGGGATACCAATCTTCGTGGATACGGGTCTCCATCTTGGCCATATAGCGACGCCGTACGTTGTCACTAATGAGACATATGAGATGTCGCTGTTCTGGAAGATGGTGAGGGGGTTCAAGGAGGAGGGGCGGCTTGACAAGTTCAGGGAGCTGCTGTTCGCATTTACCAAGCAACTGCCCGTGGAGATCGATGTGCAGGCGGATCCATCGAATAATTTCAGGCTGGTGAGGGGCAACATAGGATATAAGCCATCGGATGCCATGAGGACGGCGTATCTGGAGTATGTAAAGGATGTATCGAAACCCGAATGGGCGATCAGTTGGCAGTTAGCTTGCTTCCTGGATAAGACAATCAAGCAATTACACCCAAAGAGAATGCTAGACTTGGGATCGGGCTTTAGCTCGTTTGTCTTCCGGTCAAACTGCGCTGAAGTCGTCTCCGCGGATAAGGATCCAACGTGGCTTGAAAGAACAAGGGAGTTCCTCGTGAAGCATAAGCTTAATACGGACAACGTGGTGGAAGGGTTCGATGACATTACGGGGGACTTCGACCTGATATTGTTGGACTATGCGATAGAGGATCGTGTGAAGCTTTTTGAATTCGTTAGGGAACACGCGAAGGTCATAGTCTTGGATGATATGCACTTCAAGCTATATAGGGAGGAAGCAGCAAAGTTCTTCAAGGACGACTTAGTGTTCGACTTGAAGGAAGAGACGATGGACACGTTTGGAAGATATTCGTGGATGGTAGTTCCAAAATTGAATCCCATTTCATCAACAGAATAGGAGATGAGAAGATGGTTCAGGTTAATATCAAAATCACGGATATAGAACTCGACCCCACGGGTCGGATGATCACGTTGACTATAGACGCCACGATTGCAGGAAGGACCGAGGAGGTCCGCGTCTGCGAGATGGTGGGCAACCTCCGCGGATTGACCGACATCGAGGTTCGGGACCACTTCAAAGGAAGTCTACAGGACGTCATCCACCAGAGGCTCGGTGAGCTGGATGAGGTAACGCCTGAGAGGACATGGAAGCGTGCGCAGGACTTCATCGGAAAAGAATACGTGATAGAGGTGGCGTGAATGTCTCTCCAGTCGCGGTTGAAGGAGGTCGAAAAGACCTTCACGGCGCTCAAGGTGGATACGATGCTCAGCGAACTCGGCGATGAGAAGCGGCGAAAGCGCCTGGATGAGTTGATGGAGCAGGAGAAGCAGGCGAAGGAAGAGTTGACGAAAGACTGTCAGGAACTGCAATCGATATTGAAGGAGGCGCGGGACTACGCGAAGATGCTGAACTGCGACACGAAAGAGGCTCTTCTTCTCCTCTGCTACAGGGAGCTGAAGCGGATACACTGGCACATCGACCAGATTATTGAATAAGTAGGATGTTCACAATGCCTATTCCAGCGGGAGTTATAGCGGTTTGGACGGGGACCCTAGTTAACATCCCTGCTGGATGGAATCTCTGCGATGGCAACGGTGGACGACCCAATCTTCTGGATAAGTTCCTGAAGGGCGTCCCGGATGCCGCGACCAACCCCGGAGCGACCGGCGGCTCCGACACTCACCTTCACGTTGAGTCAGCGACGGGCGGGGCGCACAATCACGGCGGAACCTCCGGAAGTGGAGGGGCACACGTTCACACTACACCCACCACAACTGGAACACACGATGCCGAACATGGGGCCACGAATTATGTAGTGGATGTCAATAGTGTGGGATTGACAGACACTGCCGGAAACCATAACCACACTTGGCCCAGCGGTGGAGCGCATACCCATCCGATTGATACTCTGGGCGCGCATGCTCACACGTTTCAGAACGCGGACACGAGACCCGCCTACTATCAAGTTGCCTTCATCTATTCTGATGGAACCCCGACCACCTTTGCTCAGAACGTCATCGTTCTCTGGAGTGGAACCCTTGCCAGCATCCCCGCTGGTTTTAGTCTTGATACCGCCCTAGTAGCCAAGTTCCTGAGGGGTGTTCCGGCTGCAACTAACCCCGGAGGCACGGGCGGAGCAGACTCCCACACTCACACACAAGACGCCGCCGGAGCGCACACTCACACACTATCGTCTACAACCCATACTCATACATCAGACTCGGCGGGGAATCACTATCACAATTATACAGATCAGTGCTTTAGCGGAAGCGCGGATGGTGGAGGATATTTCTCCCAAGGATCGCATACACATGGCGCCGCGTCAGGCGGTGGTCACACTCACACCGCAACGAGCGCGGGGTCGCACTCACATACTATAAACACCGCCGACGGAAGGCCGCCATACTATGAGCTTGCACCCATCAAAGCTGGCGCAGGCGGAGCCAACTTGGCGATAGGAGTCATAACCACATGGACAGGCACATTAGCCAACATCCCCGCAAACTGGGCGTTGTGCGACGGCAATGGCGGAAGACCAAACCTGTTCAGCAAATTCATCAGAGGCGTAAACACCAGTGTAACGAACCCCGGCGGAACAGGTGGAGCGACTACACACACGCACACACCTCAAGCGGCGGGGGATCACACTCACACAGTCGATTCCCAAGGAACACATACGCACACATGTAACGACTCTACGTGGTCTCATAATCACGGCCCCACGGCCTTCTATCATGTTAGTGGTCCACCTTGTTTGGGGATTACTTTTTACGGCCCCGCCCACAACCACGGCAACCTCAGCAGCACCGGCGCACACACAGACCACTCGACGACCACCTCCGGAACCCACGTCGACCACACCTACAACACGGCGAGCAGCCTCCCAGCATACTACGAGGTCGCCTACATCTACTGCACTTCGACTATTCAGGAATATACTCGTTCAGCAGTTGCTGCCCTAGCTGCCGTTGGCATAAGCAACCGATTAGCTTCTAAAACTCGTTCGAAAACTGGAATATTTGGTGTAGCCGGAGTATCAGCCAGACGATTACTTAAACTTCGTGTGGATGGAGCGGCGATTGCCGCGGCAGGTACTGCAAGCCGCTTGAAGATCGCAGTTAGGTCGTCGGTCGGAGCTATCAGTACGGTTGGAGTTTCAGGGCGCCTGAAGGCTGCAATCAGGACGACCACTGGCACGATAGCTCAAATTGGGGTCAGTAGGAGAGTAGCAGTGGCGATCAGATCTGTGGCTGGAGCACTCGCCAATGTGGGGGCGGCCAATAGAGTTAAAATGGCGTTGAGAACCGTTACAGGTGGGATCTCGCAGACAGGGTCAGTTGCCAGAGCCTTTGTTGGCAACAGATCGGTTATCGGGGCTATCGCCCAGGTTGCTGGTACTGGTAGAATGAAAGCCGCATTTAGAGCCAAACAGGCTACATTAAGTCAGGTCGCAATTGCAGCATTCATACTTGATGAGGAACTATACGTCAACTTGTATACTGTAACTAGCAGAAATGCTTGGACAAAGGTAGGCACAACGCCATATTTAGATGCGATCGACTATCCGATTAATTATATCCACAACGATACCAATGAGGATGAAATTGGTAATTTTGACTTCGCAGATTCCGCTAGAACAACAGTACCGCAGAGTGTTTTACTTAGAATACATTGCCGAAAGGAGGTTAGCGGGGGGACTATTAAAATCTATATTGATTCCGGAGCAGGCTTCGTCGATGCTGGCACGATAACGCCCGATGTTGGTTGGGCGGATAAGGAGTTCGATGTGAGTTCGATTTTAGACACATACGAAAAGGTGAATGCAGCGAAGATATACCTAAGGCATGTGATTTGATATGGACTTAATCATTCATCGGATGGGCTCCTGTACAGGATGCGGCTATTGCTGCGGCTACGTAGACGGGGAGATCACTGAGGGATCATGTCGCCACCTCACCACCAAAGGGAAATGCAGTATCTACAGTCATCGAGACGAATATTGCGATGAGTGCGGGCAGACACACGACACCTGTGTATCAGGTCCAGAATTGCCCACGGAGAACCCAGAATGCGGATACAGGTGGATCGTTGAGGGAAGCGGAGCCGAGGTCCTCAAGATAACGTTCAGGAGGTGAGTGTCGGCATGCCGACGCTCTACTGCCATCAGGACACGACGACCATAGGCGGCACAAGCTACTATCTCCTCAAGACAATCGCCGCCGATGCAGCAGGCACAACGCTCACCGTATCGACTGCGATTGTAAACCGCGTCATATTCGGCAAATTCGTCTACCAACTCACGGACATAACTAAACTCTCAGCGGTCACAATCGCAGCCATCTTCAGAGCCTACAAAGACGGAGGCACCGTCCACGGCGACGTGGACATCATCATCCGCAAGAACGACGGCACCATCCGCACCACGATAGCGACGAACGTGAGCAACACGACCAACTTCGGCAGTTCCTACACGACGTACACAGGAGCGAACTACATCTTCGCCGAGTACACCGTTGTCGATCAGACCGACTGGCTGGAGATCGACTTCTACGGCGACGTGACGGCACTGAAGAGCGGCAAGTATGCCTACCTAAGAATCGACGATAACACACTCGCCGAGGCGAATCAGACTCGGAGCACGAATTGGGCATGGCCTGTGTCTTATACTAGAAGTGTAGTAGCGGCAATCCAACAAGCGGCTAGTACTGCAAGAAACTTGGTAGGAACTCGAGTAGCGGCATCGGCTATCGGAATAGCCGCAACTGCCGTGGGCTACCTAGAGGCCAACTATGAGGTATTCGTTGATGCCACGAAACTCGTCGTGACATGGGCGGTAGGAGCATATGCCAGGTCTGCGGCTGCAGGATTATCGCAAATAGGAGTTGCCGATCGCTTATTAATTGTGATCCGAATAGCGGCTGGAGGTCAAAGCTTAGTTGGCCTAGCTAGCAGAGTAGGCATTTTCACTAAATCGTCGATCGGAGCTATCAACATAGTTGAAGTTTCGGGTCGTCTGAAGGTCGCAGTTAGGTCGGCTATTGTTACACTTAGCATAGTTGGAGTTACTAATCGGCTACTTGTTGCTAGTAGAGCGGCAGTCAGCGCGATAGGCTTAAGCGGAAGCGCAATACGATTATTCATTGGGCTGCGCTTAGCATCTGCTGCAATGAGTACGGTATCAGTGGCTCAGAGAGTGACAATTGGTATAAGAAGCGCAATCGGGACACTTGGAGTAACCGCAGCAAGTGTACGTTCGTTTGTTGGAGCTCGCGGAGCAATAGCGGCAATCGGACTGATTGGAGTGTCAGGCCGCTTATTAGCCGCCATTAGAAGCTCATCGGCTGCATTAAGTCAAGTATCAGACACGGCTGTAAGTTTCATTATTACTCGTGCGGCAAGTGCCACCATCAGCATAGTAAGCGGATCAGCTAGATTGCTTGCTGCAATCAGATCAGTTGCAGGAGCGCAGTCACTAGTCGGACAGACGACCAGGAGCCTAGTGATTGTTAGAAGCCACGTAGCGGCACTCTCATCTGTTGGAGTATCAGCGCGCACAGCTATCAAGAACAGGGCAGCATCAGCAGCTCAATCATTGATTGCTACTCCGGGTAGAATGCTCGCTGTGGTTAGAGGCGGAATAGCGGGACTCTCATCGATCGGATCGGCAGTTCGCGTGCTACTAGCACTCCGGTCTGTGATTGCAACACAGAGTATTTCTGCTGACACAAAACGATCGGGAATCTTTGTCAGAATGACAAGTGGAGCTATCGGTGCAGTGGCTAATGCAGTTAGATCGTTGCAGGTTGTGCGTGCGGTTTCGGGAACAATAACACAGATAGGAGCTGCTAGTCGCTCGCTAATATTAAGCCGACTGGCACAAGGAGCTCAAGGTTTAGTTGCCTTGGCTGGTAGAGCAGGCATTTTCACTAGAGGTATGGCAGGAGCAGTAAACATCATCGGGAGTGCTGAAAGATTAGTCACCTCGATTAGGACAGCTGTGAGCACATTATCAGTAGCTGGAATAGCCTCCAGAATGATGTCCACTATAAGAGCCGCTACAGGCGCACTTTCTATTATCGGTAACACAGCACGATCTCTCCTGCTGAGTCGAATAGCAACCGGAGTGATAGGAGTAACTGGAGCATCAAACCGAGCAATCGTTGCGGTGCGTAGTACGATAGGAGCGATCACTTCAGTTGGTGTAGCGGCGAGATCACTAATCTTGTCGCGTTCAACCGTCGCAGCACTCTCGATGATTGCGAACACAAATAAGGTGGCAGGATTCATCAGATCAGCAGCCGGTGCAGTAGGATTGATCGGAATATCGTCGAGAATTCTAACAGCAACACGAATTGTAGTTAGCATATTCCATATAACAGGAATCTCACAAAGAACACTCTCAAAGATACGGTCAGCAATTGGTACAGTCAACCTGGCAGGAGTATCGTCAAGAATGCTGTCAGCTATACGATTAGTATTAGGGACAATCAGTCTAGTAGGAATATCGAATAGGGTACTATCGGCTATAAGGACTGCTTTGGGAACAATGAATGTAATAGGAATGGCCTTTAGAGCAGCCAGCATATTTGGGAGAGCAGCACTTGCCGGGGTAGCCCAAGTGGGTGTTACTGGACGCTCGTTAATACTAAGTCGAGTGGCAACCAGCACGATTGTCACTAGTGCTATTGGCATCAGGGGATCAGCTCACATAAGGAGAGCCATTGGAAATATAACACAAGTAGCTACCGCAAGTGCTACTAGTGTTGTTCTGTGGCTTCGTGCAAGATTCGTCCAGAGGTCCTCAAACGCAACATTTGTTGATGACTCTCGTAAAGGAATGTTTGTTGATGACTCTCGCAAGATGGAGGATACATCACCGGAGTGATTGATGATTGTTGTTTGATGGACTAAGTTTTTATATACTTCACATTCGACTGAAATATCAGATGGGTCTTTATCTAAGGAGGCAATTTGAGTGATATTACCTGGGGGAGTAAAAAGGATTCAGGGAACATTCACTGATGAGAACAATGCTGCATATGATCCGTCGTCTGCGGTGATCACGATTTATGACCCACAGAGGATATTGATTGCTACGAAGGCTCTAACGGATTGCATACAGGTCATCTTGGGGACTTGGTATCTGGATTATTCAATACCTTTGACGGGCCCTGTCGGCCGTTGGATGGTCTCTTGGGTTAACACAGTTTTGACAAAGAACTATGTTTACCCGTTTGCGTTCATCGTCTGGGATATCTCCTGGCCTACGGTAGCTGAGGTTAGGATTTATCTTGCTGACATGGGCACGAAGAGATTATCCAGTGAAACGATAGAGATACAGATCGCGTCAGCTGCGGAGTATGTCACGTATAATAAGGCGGATATAGTACCCTTGGCAATAGTTAACCAAGCGATTCTAGCAAGAGCTGTGTATCTTAGTTATGTAGCCTACGCGGCAGAATACGAGAGAACCGCAGGGAGGCTACCAGAGGCGGTTGACAGACAGATTCAACGATATTATGTGATATCTGAACGAGCGTTAGCGTTAGTACAGATGTCAGGACCTACTCCTGGAACTCCTAGTGGGCAACCTATATTGGTTCCTGGAGGAATGATCACGTTAGCTCAGTTGAGAACAGACACTATAGAGGATAACAAAGATGTCAGTTGAATTAGCTATTACAATCGATGACAAAGAAGTCATGGCGACGATAGACACGTTTGAGCTATCACTGATGGGTATTGGGGAGAAGTTGGCTAATGACATCGCTGATTGGATTGTGATACAGACGAAAAATCACATTATTGCAGAGGAGCTGTATGTCTCTGGGGAGCTCTATGGTAGTGTTAATAAAACTAACCAAGGAGATACGATTATAGTATCCGTTGATGCTCCGTATGCTGTGCCCTTAGAACGAGGTTCGAATCCCTCCCCGGGAAGATATGTCCCAGATATAGATCGAAGACTCATCCATCCTACGAGAAGAGTCACTAAATGGGGAACGGAAAACGAGATCATTGAGATAGAGAACCCATTAGGAGAGCATCCAGGGAATAGACCTTATAGGTTCTTTGAACAAGCGATCAATGATGTTCTGGGTTTTACGGATGAGGATTGGATGAAAAGAAACGCCGAAGGGGGTCTTCCGTGACAGACTCTGAGACAGTATGGGTTGACGTCTGGGATAAGGTCTTCTCTGTGACTAAAGAAGTGACGGGGCTAGGTGTTGCAAACGTTCTTCAGGGAATTAAATACCCCCCAGTGCCTGACTTCGAGGATGTTCTGGTGATGGTCTCCGCAGGAACTAGTTCGATTGTTGTGAGTGACACCCATGGGGATTATCAGTTGTACTCTATTCCTTTGTTGGTGTTCACTAAGGGGGACGACATGGTAGTAGCATTAAAAACCTGCATCGGATGGGTAGGAAAGATTAAGAAGAAATTGTTGGCTCATCGAACGTTGGATGGGTTAGTTAGTGATATAAGATTCGGTCAATCACGATCGAACCCACCTGACGTAGCTGGATACGAGAGACAGTTGGTTTCGTTCGTAGTAGAAGCAAGAATCTGGGTAGACGACCCAGTTTCGGAGGAATGATCAGGAAACTGATCGGAGAATGATATGAAATGGGGAACAGATGGATAGCAATCAAGGAAGAAGCGGCCTATGGAACTAATCCTGGAACTTGGACGATAATAGGCGGGGTTAAACAGATCCCTGTGGCTGATTACACACCGACACCGAATAATAATATGATGGGGCTAAAGGAATCTGTAGATCTGATGGAAGCAGGAGGAATTCTAGGGGGCTTTGTTGGAGAGAATAGGATCTCGATGTACGCGAGACCAGACAACTTGGAGAATATGTTGAAATGGGTGATGGGAGGGGTCTCATCAGCAGCGCATGATGGTGTACAACAGCACACGTATTCCGTGGTTGATGGTGTGAAGTCGTTCTCGATGGAGTACAGACATGGATACGGTGCGTTGCTCCCGATTTTCACATTAGGAAACGTTGTGAAATCAATCGAGTTCAACGCTGCGCAAAACAGACCATGTATGGCTGAGATCACAACACAGTATAAGACGGAGGATATTGCCACAGCGGGATTGGCATTAGATGCGACTGTGTTACCTGCTCTCAGACCGTATACGTTGTATGATGCTACCGTGACTTCCTTCGGTGAAAGTCTCAAATGTGAGAACGTCAGGGTCAGGTTGGAGAGAGCAATACCTGATGATGCACATACTTCAGGGTCTAGGTTCCTCCAGGATATATCTGAAGAGGGATTCACGATTTCCGGAGAGCTCGATGCTAGATTTACGACTTTCACACAGAGGTCTAAGTTCTACGGTGGTGTCTCTGGGGCGGAGACTGCTCCTCATAATGATTTCTTAACTGGAGTAATGACTCTCTACTATCTCGGACAGGCGTCAGGAGTGGTTCACCCGAACTATGACATGACGATATCTCTTCCCGCGGTGGCGTTACAGACATTAGAGTCAGGAACTACTGGAAGAGAAAGACTCAGGCAAAGAATTGGCTTCCAAGCATATAGCCACACATCAGCTGGTGCGACTGCCGCTCCGTCGATAGTACTGTCGAATGACGTTGCTGGTCCGGTGTAGTGTAATGAACGTCTATATTAACTGCCCATCGTGTGGTAAGGCGAATCTTATCCCTGAGGCAGCAGAGTACAAGGGTGAGAACTTCACGAAGAAAGGCTCCTCGGGAACTAGGAAATGTATCGAGTGTGAGTCAGAAATCGTTTGGTTCGGAGATCAGTTAGTTAAAGAGTCAGAAATAGAAGAAATAGAAGAAATAGAAGAAATAGAAGACATAGAAGAAGTTGATAAATAATGGGAATAGACGCTGGAAGATACCGTGAGAGGAGACGGAAAACGTTGACAATGCCTTCTGGGGATGTGGCTACGATTCGCAAACCCGGAAGGGATTCGTATATGAAACTACTTGATGCTCAGGATTTAAGAGATCAGTTACCTCAGATTGAGCAGAATATAGATCCAACAACAGGGGAGTTCAAGACACTCACACCAGAGAGGCAGAAACTTGTAGAGTCCATGATGGATATCATGGATGAGGTTCTTGTAAAGTGTGTTATAGAACCTAAGGTGTCTATCACCCCAACTGAAGAGGCATTAGCGGTTGACGAATTGGACCTTATGGATTATTTCTTCCTGATACAAGAGGTATTCGTTCTCGCCGATATGTCGGAGGAGAAGATACAAAGCTTGTTTCGCCCTCGCGGAAAGCCAGTTGGGGAAGATGGTGGGGGCAATAGCGTTGTCAGTCAACCAAAGGCCGAGTCAGATTCTCCGGCAGGAACACCTATTGGATGACATCGAACCGGGGATATGGGATCTGATGCTGGATACTAAGATCCTTAGTGATGCATCAGAGCAGATGAATCCAGAACACAGAGGAAGTCTCCAGGATGATATCGAAAGAAAGTACAAACGAATGGAGATGTTAGACCCCCTTGGCGGAAACCGAGAAGAAACTTGAGGTTGAGGTATCTGCAAAGAAGGGAGATACTAGAGCTATAGAGGAAGTCAAAAGGGAGCTCAAAAGTCTCACAGATGATGCGAAACAAGCTACGGAGCAAATAAAGGATCTTCAGAGTGCAACAGCGGCTGTTTATAGTACCAGACAACCGTTATCAAGGGAAGATGCCGCGAATGTAACGCAGGTTTTTGGCAAAGAACAACCCCCTAAGGAGTTTAGGAATCCTAAGAAACGGGTTGAGTTGCCTTCTGGGAGAAGGCCCACTGGTGCGCCGACTATTGCGAGGACTACGCAGTTTATTCCTGGGTCTCTAGGGATGAAGTTAGGCATTCCAGAGACTAATATTAGAACGGATCTTCAACCAGGGGAGTCAGTGTTAACTGAGGAGGAACTTCTCGCACAATTAAAAGAGGCTAAGTTTGAAGAAGCTGAGGAGGACGCGGTAGAGGAAGAGAAACGAGTCGCGAAGGAAGCGGAGGCCGACGCAGCGAGGATCAAATCTGGGATTGCTGCCGCTGCGACAGGAGCTGTACCTTCAGGAGAGGAAGAGGAGGACGAAGAAGGTGAGGGGTTCACTCTAATTGAGGCAACAGAAAGGACACTTAGGCCTTCGTCTAGGAAAAGCAAAGCCGTTCAGCAACAATTGATAGCATCATTGAATATGATGATGAAATCCAAGGGTAAGAGAGAATTAGTGGATTCGATGATCACGGCCCTTCCGACTTTGATACAATCAATCATTGAGGACACTGAGAAGGAGCAGAATTTAGTCGAAGCTATACAAGGGGAGGTATTAACTAAGAAAGGTCCTGTAAAGATTCCTCCAAGAGAGGCACTTATGCCTAAGGCGATGCTTAGTAAAACGGATCTTCAGAAGTATTATAAAGACAGTATGAAAAAGAGCTTTGATGCGTACAATGAACTGCGTGAGGGACCTGCGCCAAGGATGTGGATGGCGGCTACTCGGGAGGTAATACCTCCAGAGGAACAGATCCCTGAGTTAATGAAACAGATGGAACAGCTTACAAAGGAGACAATTCCTGAGGAAGCTAGAAAGGGGATTACTGAAAGGTTAATGGCTGCTATCCCACCCACACTTAGGTCGGAGGACATATGGGAGACAGCGGAGGGAAAGAGACATGGTGAGCAACGATGGACCGCTGGAGGTCTCGGTGCCAAGGAGACATTCGATTTAATCAACTCAGCCTTCGAGGGAGCTTATGTTGAATCTATGGCTGAGGTTAGTAAGGTGCCCCCTGGAGCGGAAGGGATGCCTGGAGAGGTTCCAAGAGAAGTTGGAGTTATGGGACTGATTAAGCAGAGTTTCAGAAGTCGAATAGCTGAGTTGTTCAAGAGGGAGCAAGAACCTCCACTGACAGAGGTTCCTAGACAGTATATCAGAGATATACTTGGGTTTAAAGAGGTTGAAAAACAAGAGAACGGCAAAAAGAGAACAGTAAGAGAACCTGTGTATGGTAGGCAACGCCCGGAGACGGAGGAAGAATACGCTGAGAGAACTGGAGATGTCACTGGGTTAAGCGAAGGTGCTGAAGCAGCTGAAGCACAGGGTGGGGTAGGAGGTCCAGCTGGAGAAGGAGCGGCTGGATCTGCTGGAGGGGCTATGGGTAGAGGGCTGTTCTTCCTAGCGTATAGGATGATGCAGCTAAATAGGATAATATGGAATATTGCGACTTCGACGTTGAAGACTCTCATTGATACTATGGCACAATGGGAGGAAACGATTTCCTCTGTTGCTGAGGCTATAGGGTTACAACAGGCTGGATACGGTGGGGGAACTACTCCGGCGAGAACTGCGGAGAACCTGCAGGTTCTTACTGACTTCCCTAAGGAAGCATTAAATGTTCAAGTGGCGTTAGGGAATATAACTCTCGCTATGATGGCGATTGCTATTCAAGCAGGGCCTGGTTTGATTATCATAATCAATGCCATCGCTGAGGCATTAAGAGGTCCTATAGGGGCGTTCTTGGTTTCTTTGATTAACACTCTGGCGTTGTTCGCACCTATAATATTGAATGTTCTGAAGGCCCTTACACCTCTAATGCCCGCGTTGGGATTTCTCGCAGGGATCTTTGTACTCTTTGCTCCTATCATTTCTATAATCTCTGGGCTTATTATGCAAATTCTTGGGTTGGGTCCTTTGATTGGTACTATCGTTGGGTTCATTACCACGACACTGATCCCTGTGATTGCATCTGTGGTAGCCGCAATTGGTTGGCCGGTCATAGCTATTGGGTTGTTGATCGCAGCGATTGTCTTGTTGGTTACTAACTTCGGGGGAATCAGAGATGCCTTAACAGGGTTTGTTCAAGGAATCATTGACTGGATAAAGAACTCATGGCTAGGGCAGGCGTTTGGTTGGACAACCCCCGCGAACCCTACACCAGTTCCGACACCCGCTCCGACCGATAATACAGGGATGGCATATCGTACTCCACAGGTTAATCAGACACAGTATATGAACTTTGAGATTGGTAATATCTCCGGAGATGTAGATTTGCAGAAGATAGCAGATGCCGCGTCGAAGGGTTCATCGATTGTAACGTTCACCAAAACTATGGGGGGTAAATGGATTTGAATTTTGTTATAACCCCAACAGCAGGAGCGATCACGTTACCGAGGTTTCCCTCGAGGATTGTTCATAAGTTACAAGCGGATGTTAAACAGACGAGATTCCCTGGAGCGTTACCGTTACTTCTAGCGTTTGGAAGGAAGGCGAACGTTCTACAGATAGAGGGAATCATCTCGACAATGCCTGCGTCGTCTAAGGATACATTAACGACTACTTATTTGACCCCTCTTGATGCAGCAGTATATAAGACGGTCACTATTACCGCTACTGGGAGACTCTACAGCGGACGAACGTATGTATTCGCAGGGATCAGTTTTGAGGAACGCCCAGGAGTAATGACTGCGTTCTTCTACACTGCGGAGTTCTGGGAAGGATCGCAGATCATATCACTGTAGGATGATCAACCATGACGGGATATGAGTCTATCGTCGGGGGATCCACTGGTTGGTTATCTGAGTCAGATGAGAACCTCAATGGTACGGAGATATGCAAGATATTTCTCCCGAATACGTCAGGGAATCGAACGATTGTCAACAGTGACTGCCCTGCGACATTGAGGTGGACTACCGGAGGATCAACTTTGCTATTCTCCGGAACCTGCACCGGAGCGAATCACGCTGCAGATGTTCTAGAAACGAGCATCATTCCTAGCGTGTATTACAAGATGGCGTTCAAGGGGATCACGGAGAATTACGTGGCGACCGCTGCGTCGACGATATTGACTGCCATCGGACTCGCCGCAGGGGTTGTGGTCTCATGGACTGCGCCGACTGATCCGGTTATTTCTGTACGTTTCGCTAGAGCGTCATGTTTTGATGCTGGAAAGTTCCTAGCGGATATTGCGAACACAGACTATTATTATGTTGAAGCGACGAATACATTTGTCGTCGGCCTGAGAGGTTCTTATAAAGGAGCTCTCACGATCATTCAGGATATAGAGACGTCAAGGATGAAAAATAGAGTAGGAAAGGTCAATATAGTTTACGTTAGAGGACAAAACGCAGCTGGGGCGTATTTAGAGGGGTTCTATAATGATGGATTAGGAACTAAGATAAGATCATTTACCGAGAAGAAAGCCGCAGATGTCACGACGTTAAATTTGTTAGCTCTTAAATATTATAATGAGATGAACGTCGAAGACGGTCCCAGTCAGTTAGAAGTATCGTTGAATGACTCTGGAGTGATATCTCTAGGGGATACTGTAGCGTTAACTGTTCCTGCGTTAGGATTAACTGGAACCACGGAGAGGATCACGAGGATAGTCCGAAGACTCGATCAGGTGTTTATATCAATCAACGCACCAAATAAGACGTTGGAAGACAGAGTGATCGATCTGACGAAGTATGAGGAGTTTGGCATTTATATAACGTCAGCGATCCCTAAGGGCTCTCAAGGTTGGAATTCCGATATAGTGTTCAGTGTAGATGTAATCGATCCGGTCTACACAGTGAATGTCAACGGGGCTACCCCACCGGCGGATGGGAATATCAACTTCGCTGATGGAGATACATTAGTGATCGATCTGACTCCTCAGCAGACGATCACTGTATCTGTGGGAACCACGTATGTTTATTGGTTATGGCCGGTCGCGGCACTGACCTATTCTCAGTTGTATAGTGACTGCGTAGGGAACGTGAAAGGTCTCTTAGCGAAGATCACCTGTGATGGGGTTAATTCGTTAACTATTGAAACCTTCCAAGGTAAGGGAACAACCTTGGGAGAAGGTCAACTTTATGGAACGACTTTGGCCGCTCCAGCGGGATTCGACGCGTCAGATATTACAACAACATCGGCCATTGCCGCAGATGGTACAGTGTCGATCACGTTTGATGTTAAGATAGCTAGAGTCACTGGGGCTACTCAGTATGCGTTGAGAGTCAGAATCGACGGCACAACGAATTGGACGACGTTGTTTATGGATGATCCGGGGTCAGGGACGGATATCTATTTTGTGATCCCTAGATGTATGCCGGGATTGGTTTATAAATTCCAAGCAGTGGCGATATCCAAACTTAATAAGTACTCCCCATGGACGACGATTGTCGATAAATTAGCAGCAACAGACACGACCCCTCCGGGAGTGCCCACTGGATTAGGAGCTACTGGAATCCCTGGGGGGGTGATTGTCCGATGGACGGTGAACACAGAAGCTGACTTAGCTGGATACTTAGTTTATCGGAACACAACGAACAGCATCCCTGCAGATCCGATAGCGGTGATTAATACTAACTTCTTCGCCTGGGTAGTAGAGACAACATCCGATTACGTTCCACAGTATTTCTGGGTGAAGGCCTTTGATACGTCGAAGAACATATCGGCCGCTACGAGTTCGGTCGTTGCTACTCCATTAAAACTCTCGGCGATTGATCTGAATGTTGAGTTAAGACCCTGGACGTCGGACTTGTATGTTACTTACGATTCTGCGACTCCGTCGAATAATAAGTTCTACTGGGGAAAGGGTGGGGCGATCACTGATAATGCCAAGGTGACATTCTCCGATGGAAGTTCTAAGACAATCGACGCGTTACTCTATGCGTCAAGGATCACTTTAGCTGCAGGGGTTTGGTACTGTTACTGGGATGCATCCACAACTTTACGTCAAACCACTGATCATGCTGCAGCAACAGGACCTGGTCTTGGAATGATTGCGATAGTGAAGGTTGAGACCGATAGTTCCAAACCCCCGACGATATTAATGTTTGATAGTTATCTCCCGACGATATCAGGAGGGGTCATTACAGTTAAGTCGATCATTGTGGATCATCTTGAGGCTACGATGACGATCACTGGTCATTTGATCCAGACATCGGTTGGTTATCCGAAAATCATCATGTCGGACACTCTAGGGATTGTGGGGATGAAAGACGCATCAACGATCACATTTAAACTCGATCCGACAACAGGGGAGGCTTACGTTGCTGATGGGCATATAATGATCAACGAAGCTGGGATCAAGGGGTATTCTGGAGCTGCGGGAACAGGAACGTTGCAGTTCTCCTTGGATGCAGCTACGGGCAAAGCTACTGCCGGAGGGGGGAATGTCATATTAGACTCTAATGGAGTGACTGTAAAGGGGATAGGTCAATATGGGATTCAGAAAGCCGATGGTACCCCTATAGGATGGATCGATGGTACTGAGGAAGGTGGCAGAGGTACACTCAAAATAATGACCGTTCTGGGGACTCAGGATATTACATTAGAATCAGGTGGGTACTCGTTGAAATTCCGAGGAGATGGTGATATCGATGTGTTCGCGACGTTAGATTTAAGTGACGTGGATGCTCACCTAATACTTCCTCTTAAAACAGGCGATCCAAGTACTCCGCGGACCGGCGAACTGTGGTTTAGGACTGATCTTTAATGCCGAATCAGTATGATGGGCTCCGCCTCGCTGGGCACGTCAACATCGTGCATGAAAATACCCATATGAATACCCATACGAATACTCACAGTAATGTTCCTCATCAGAATCATACAGATGTGGATCTGTCTCCTGAGCATTGGGATTCACATACCGATACCCACGTTGATTCGCACGCCGATGTTCACGTAGATAAGGCACATTTAGATACACCGTATGTTCCAATCACTATAGTAGCAACAGCAGATGGGGCTACTGGTGTAGGTGGAGTTCCACGGATTCGAACTTCGGTTGCCGCGAAGTCTATTTACACCGTACAAACTGATCATCCTGAAGCGTCTCCCGTTAGGTATCAATCTACTGGAGATATTCGCTCTTGGAGGCTATTAAGGGAGGGGGAACATGCGAATGTTGTTCACTTAAATACCCACAGTAATGTTCCTCATGTCAATACCCCCCATTCAAATGTGCCCCATGTAGATACTCATACAAACACTCATGGTGACGTTCACGAGGACACCGCACACTATGATAGTCACAGTGACTCTCATACTGATACAGCCCATGCGGATGCCCATTACGACAATGTGCACATAAATGACCATTCAAACACTCACGGAGACGTTCCTCACGCAAATACTCCTCATACCAACACTCATACAAATCTTCACACCGATGTTCATGACGATACGGCACACGCTGATAGCCATAGTGATGTTTCTCATAGTGATACATCGCATAGTGATACTCATAGCAATGTGGCTCATGTAAATGATCACTCAAATACTCACTCGAACACCCCTCATAGTAACTCTCATTCGGATACTCACTCAGATGTTCCGCATACTGACCGCCAGCTTGAGGAACATCAAAATATACCACACAGTAACACTCATTCCAATACTCACTCAGATAGTGCCCATGCTGATACTCATTCAGATGTCCATGATGACCTTGCACACAATGACAGTCACAGCAACGCTCCTCACTATAATACTCCTCATACTAATACCCACACCAATACAGCCCATGTGAACGATCATGTGAACACTCACTCAGATGTCCACAGCGACACAGCTCATGTAGATACCCATACTAATACACACGGAGATGTGCATGAGGATACACCGCATAGCGACAGCCACACTAACATTCCGCATGAAAACACTCCACATTACAATAGCTATGTTAATACACCGCATGTGAATAATCATTCAAACTCCCACGGGAATGTTCCGCATGTTAACACACCACATTCAAATACTGCACATGTAGACACCCACACCAACTACCATACAGATATAGCTCACGATGATGTGGCTCACTGGGATACTGTGCCTTCATAAATTTCCTGTATCCACTTTCTATCAAACATTTCTTCTCTAACATAATATCTCAAGGCTCCTACTAATCCCTGCATAGACCTAGGTTGGTCCGGAACAGTTTTCTTCCCATACCACTCGGGCGGCTTTATCTTGTCTTTGTTCTCCTTCCACCATTCGTACTGGATCATTCTTTCCTTATCTCCTGTGGCTACCTCTTCGGAATCATGTTTCCTTTTCTCAAAGATGTTTTCGGGGAACATCATGTAGTAATGCCACATCATATATCCATCCAATGTTTGGCACTCAGGGGGTTCTCTTAACCACCTCCACTCAGGCACCAAGAACTCGTCTCCTCCGTGACTTGCCCAACTCTGAAAAACCCCTTCTATATTACGAACAGTTCTTGCAGGGTAATAATCATAAGAACCCATCTCGCTCCACCAGTTAGAGACTTCCCGCCGAAGGTGTCTGTAGACCAAGATATCAATCGGTGATGCTTCTAGCTTTGCCCTAAACTTTCTCGCGTCATCTTCATGCATCAACTCATCGGCATTTCCCATGAATATCCAGTCTCCAGTTGCATCGTTAAGTAATTTATTGTATTGTTCGGAGACACACTGCCAATGGTCTGAGGGATAATCTTTAATCTGAAATAATATAATCTTATCAGGATACATCTCAACTAATCGTTTCGTTGCTTCAAGAGTTCCATCAATCGACCCACCGTCGTTTATCAGGTACTCGTCCACAATCGGCAGTACACTTAAGATGGATTCTAAGAACGGATAGCCTGTTCTAATGCAGTCTCTATAGGATATTACTGCTGAAAGTTTCATCTAACTCCACTCCTTTGTCTGCTCCTCTGACCTCTGTTTGGAGATGCTCTACGAAAAGATCAATATGCGACCGATCTTTTGAGATTGACTCAAACCACTTCACTACTTCGATAAGTGAAGGCTTAATCCCCTCCCGAATGAAATGTTGCTCTCTCAACACCCCATTGCTATTGACAAATCCTATGTGGGATAAACTATCAGTATCGAGTACTGCAGCTGTTTTACCCATAGCGTTGAATAACGTCGATGTAAGACTCTCTAGTTGATCGCTGTTCAAATCCTCTCTGAATATTCCTATAAGGAATACATCTTTCCTAACACTAGGGTTAAAGTTATACGCATAACCTGTCTCTGGAGCTAATATGCAGAAACCATTCTTAATTGTGGTAAAGTTCTTGAACGGAGTGCGCACCATCCGAACGAAGTCTACTTCATCTAATGCCCGTATGGCATCTTCGATCCTATCCTCTACCCAGTACCAATCGTTCTCCAAAAATATGTAATACTCCCCTGAACTCTTCATAAACGCATCATTGAGTAACTCTCCTCGCTTGGTGTGATGTTTGCTTATCACAACCTCTTTAATATCGAATAGCAACTTAACTATCTCAATCAACTCATCATGGGGGGATTCCGGGTCTCTATCGTATGCGAACGTAAACTCACAATCATAACCATCTAGGATGTCCTTGGCTCTCTCAAATACTAGTTGGGATAAGAGAGGTCTGGAATGTCCGGTCAGGCAGACGCTGAGCCTAGCCATCTAACCACCTTTTTCGTGTCCCAGTCGAATCCATTACTTGCTCCCCTGAATAAGGGATGCTCGACATAGATGATCATGTTGTGGTGGCTCCATGTCATAGGCATAGCTAGGAGCTTCAGTAGTTCTTCGGATTCATACGGATAATGGTCGTGCATTATTTCGTACCAGGCTTCATTGAACTTGATGGCTTCTTTACAGGTGTAGCTGTGGGTGAAGAATGGGCAGACCTGAAGACCAAAGTACCTTGCCATCCTATTCAACATTGGGTTTCCGGTGACCTCGATTTCTGTCGATGTCCTTTTCATCCCTTCAGTGTTCTCTGCAATCTCCCACATCGGATCCATCACACGTTTCTCTAGCCAAATGGGAAGGAAGAAATCAATGCAGCACTCTGGGTAGCCTAGTAATTGTCCTATGATCCGGTGATCGACATTTCCAATGCTCGCCTGCTGGAACTTCTTGGCATTCTCATAAGTATCAGCTATTACACTGTATGCGAACACGTCCCAATCCATCTTATCTGCGGGATAGTGCCTGTGTCCGAACCCCTCGTATGTCTTTGACTTCAATATCGTTAACGGTACGAACCCGTTATTAATCACCCAGTTCATCTGCTCGTCGAATCTCTGGGGAGTGAAAGTATATACGTCGCAGTGCCTCTTCCCTCGTTTTATCATTTCATATTCTGCAATATAGGTTGCCTTATAGATCGCCTGTCTGATTGGTTCCCACTTCTGTCTGACTTCTTGGTTTTTCCACGATAAAGATATAAACGGTTGAACTTCCTTCATTGTCTCACTCCTCCTTGATCATTATGTGCCTCATCCGCATGGTCACCATGCGGTTTATCTCCGTGATGATCTCCGTGACTATCGCTATGTCCATTTGGCTGTTGAGTTTGCGGTAAAGCTTGTGTTTTAGCAGTGTAGTTTCCGAATGTCGTAGGTCTGTCTACAAGACCCCAACCCATGGCTCTGAATGGTTCACTGTCATTAGAAATTCTCACATTTGGCAGTAGTCCTGTTAGATAATCTGTAATGAAGTCGTATGTTCCAGCGATGGCTTCACAGAATCTAGTTTTGTTTCTCCAATCGCCGTCAACCCCCTCACAAGGGCATCCTCCTTTACATATGTTCCAGTAATTGCATCCCGCGCATTGTGTCTGCTGGAGGGCGCTTGTTCTACCTTCTCTCTTCCCGTACTCGCTTCTTATGCCAACGCCATCCGAGAATGTTCTGTCACAGTTACCGAGTGAACCGTCGGGGAATATGGTCACAGTGTGTGTGCATAAGAAGTCACACCCTCCAAAGATACATGGAGAAGAACTGAAGTTAAGCACGTTGTCTATCATTTCCCTGAACGGCAACCATCTCATCTTGCTGCTCTCAAACGTCATCTTAGTGTACTCAATATATGCGTACAGCAATTCATCGTTAGTGAGTTCGTATTTCTTAGCCGCTCCATCAGCATACATTGGATTAATCCTTCCTCCACGTATTCCCAACGTAGCCAGCTCATTGAACCATTGCTTCATTCGTTTGACTTTCTTAGCATCTCCTGAGTTAAACTTGTTAATAATGCACATCACGCTTACAGATATCTCCTCTTCTCGAAGCCATTTGATGTTGTCATTCAGTAACTTGTTGTACTCTCCCGTGATGTCTTTGTCAAGTGGACTGGGACCCCTCAAGAGATTATACTCTGGCGGACCATCTACACTAACTGACACATCAGTCTTGTACTTCTTGAAAAGTCTCATAATAGCTGGAGTTATCAGTGAGGCATTTGTTACTACTGAAGTACCTCCAGTGTACTTTTGTTGAACCTCGAATAGCCTATCTAATACGACAGGTGGTGCAAGCAGACACTCTCCTCCATGAATCCCAATCCCACTGCCATGATAATATGTGTCCTCCCAAAGTTTAGCTAATGTCTGTTCCATAGCATCTAAATTAAGTGGGATATTTACCACAGTCTTTGAGTGTATTGGGTCTTCAAAGCATGCCAGGCATCGGAAGTTACAATCTAGTGTGGGCATCAATAGTATTGTCAATCAATCAGCCTCCACCAAGAGCATTGCCCACTCACTATCTCCGGGTGCATACCAAGGTATCCCAAGATGTGGCATTTGTCCAACTATTATAGCAGCCTCTGAGTAGCTAATCACTAACACACATGTAGTACTATCGATAGTAGGCGGTGATAGCCAACGGAAGCTCTCAGTGCCTATAGAGTATCTATATATCATGATTACAGTAGTCTCTTTCTTCAACTGTTCAGTTATTGCATCAGCCCAAGAGTCTGCTCTTTGTATCACTATTACCTTATCATAACCCATCTTCTTCAGATATGTTCCAGTTCCAGCAAAGTTCTTATATCTGGTAATACTCTCTATCTTCTTCTCAAGAGTATTCTTATCCTTTACCAATTGTGTAATTGTAATGTTAACTATCCGTAGCTGTGAAGTTAATTCAGCAATGGTATTCTCATAGACGATAATCTTCTGCTCGTTCTCAGTAACTATAGCTGTAAGTGGGTTATGTTCTAGTATTCCATAATAAACAGTTGTACAACTTAATATGATACATATAGTTACAAGAATTCCTGTAAGTTTCATCTATTCTTTCTCCTGCTAAGGGATAGTCTTGTCAACTTTCCTAGCCTGGTATGCTGTGTATCCCATCACAGCAAGGGCTGCAGCCATTAACCCAAGGAACGTTGGCAGGTCTATTCTGGCTGTCCAGAATAGTGCCACCGCTATCACAAGTAGGAGAATGCCTACTACATATTTCATATCAAAGTTCATGTTCACTTACCTCCAAATATCCTCCTCAAGAGGATAATAATCCAGTTCCATATCTTCTCCCATATTGACGGATCCGGTCCAGGCTCTGGTATTGGATCATCATTTACGACCACCCTGAATGACTCAGGATCAAGTTCTGTTATCTTTATCCAACAATAGCCATAAGGTTGGTCAGTTCTTCTTGGGTTGGGACATCCCCAGTCACCCCATGAGTTCTGAATCAGAACCGATTCATCAGATACATCATATTCATGCATAGAAATACAGTGGTATCCCTCCAACCGTTCACCAGGAAGATGTTGATATACTCCCTTCCTATAGTTAAAGAAACTTGTGTAAACAGCCATCGAACCCACAAGGGCATATCCATCTGAAAGAGCCGCTCTCATGTCATCGTGTGTTTTGAATGATATAGTCTTAGTAGTCTTCTTTCCTCTCTTCCACCAATCGGCCGTTCTCCCCTGTTCACAGCTATGATCCATCGCATCGTATGGACAATCATCATTCAATGCGACACCCTTCTCAGCTGCAATGACTGTAACATCCACATAGTTACCTCTATTACAAGTTCCACCAGAGCAGCTGAAAAGATCACGTCTACTCAATTCAAGTTTCTCATCGGGGGTATTATGCATCTTCCTAATCTCAAGTTCCACAGCTCCAAGAGTGCCAAATGCTGTACAAGAGCCACAAGCACCTTGATTATAGATAGGACTTGCAAATCTTGCAATATCAGGTAATCCAGGATCTCTGCTCACTTCATCACCCCAAGTAGTTTCTTCTGATCAGACGGTCTCATTTTAGAAGCATCCGTAGGTCCTAGATCGAAGTCCTTAGATGAGAGCTCTTGGACGTCAGTTAGGACACCCCTATAGGTGGGTGGTATCCTATCAACTACCTTTAGTCCCCTTAGTTTCTTCTTCTTAGCCACAAGAAATATAATACTGATCTCTCCAGTGTCCTTCCCATCTGTTATCTTATTCCCAACTACAGTGTTTAGCACACCTGGGAAGTTTATTAATTCCTCATGATTTTTATCATGAAGAAGTTCGGCTGCTATTCTTTCAGTCGTTTTACTCATTCTTCATCACCAAACCACTTCTTGAACCATTCATCTAAATCGGCGTCATGCCAATCTGCATTATCTTCATAATTAGGATTAATCTGTTCAAACTCCTTCTTGGCCTCATCAAGAAGTTTGAGGTTTGCGGTGTGATTCGTATAGGATATGAAATCGCCCTCATTGGTATTTCCAATCCCTAGTCTAGCAGGCTCGGGAATGTTATCATAGAGTTTACCCTTGGTCATTCTTCATCACTCGAATTTTAAACGTCTCCAACCATTCGTAGGTTACTTTCATTGACAATAGTGATTCTAATTCATTGATTAGATCATGTCTCTCGAGGATCTCCTCTAAGGGAACATTAGTAACCATCAGAGATCGTATTCGTTCCAAGACTTTAGCCAATGAGGTGTCCTTTTCTGCGTTAACCAACGCTGAGCTTAAATTGATCTGTTCAGCTAGTAACATCTCAAGTCTCGCGGATAGTCCTTGTGTCTCCAACGAGCGCAATGATAATTCATTGTTCACTCGAGCTATATCTTGTTCCACAAGCATCAAATCGGTCCTAATAGGTTGCAACGAAGATCCCTCAAGGAGATATTTCAATGTTACATTCATAACATTGCTCATATTAATCCCTAAGAGCTTCGCTTGCTCAACGAGACTAACATCGAGGTTTAACATTGTTCCTTTTTTCTCATTCAAATTCTATTCCCACTTCCCTTTCAATGTTACATTTGATTCTCCCAGAACGAGAATCTTCATTTTTGATAGTTCAGCAATTAACTCCGATGATTTCTTCCAATCAATGCCAAAATCCATTAGCTCATCTCGGAGTTCGACGATGCTCATTTGATTCCCATTATGTCTTAATAGAGCTACTACCTCGGCAATCTCTGGTCCTCGACGAATAGCCTTTCTCCATATAGCTTCTTGCTTGCACAACGCGGCAATCCGTGGATCAAGATCTAACGTTAACTCCGAGCCAAAGTCCTGTGTGATCACCTTGTAGCCGATTATCAGTCTAATATAGAGCTGCTCTTCGTACGGTGGCATCCTCAGCTCATCGAGAAGATTGTTAACCGCAGGGGTTCGACGAACACTTTTAATTTTGTACAGCTCCTCTTGAACTTCATCTATCTTGGCTCGGATCTTATTCGTTCTATCGAGATTCATTCTGACCCCCCAGCCTTCTCTAATCTTTCCCCTGATTAGTTCCTTATCATCCGCAGTGGGTATCAGTAATAGATAATAGAACCGTCGGCCTAGACCAGAAGTCAGATCGAACCTCGCAGGTTGAGTTCCTGCGAATACTGTGACATTCGTCTTATACCCGATCCTTCCCGCTCGCAATCGTTTCACAACATAGCCTCTATCCAACGCTAAGAGCATCGCTGCGTCCAATTGTTGACTATGAGATGACTTCATCATAGCTGTCAACGCGGAGAATTCTTCAAAACCTACTATACCCTTCTCGTAGATCTTCGCTAACCCTGGTGTCACGACTGGATCCCCGCCTTCCGACATTGATGCTGATCCGACGAATCCCGCTTCGGTCGTTGACCCCTCGAACCCGTGTTGGATAGTCGTGCCTTCCAAAACACACCATTTGCCTCTTAGGAACATCTCCAACCAGAAGGTCTTACTATAACCGGGAGGAGCAACCATCATTATATGAAGCCTCGTATCTATAGGGATTGCATTGGCTATCAGAACTTCGGTCTCTTGATTAACTAAGTTGAACATATGGGCACCGACCGAACATGCATAATGTCCGGGATAGATGTCTGCATGTGCGCATTTTCTATGATGAAACTCCGCTATTAATTCATCATAGATTGACATTGCCTACACCGAGTCCTTATACTGACAGATCTTCTTTGCTGTGATGAACCCTACACCGTCGACGATCGACAGTTGATTCTCCGTGGCTAGGAGAACCCCTCGAATGGAACCAAAGTGATGCAACAGATGTTCTGCTTGTTTGGCTGACACGTGGCAAACGTTCATTAGTATGGCAGCGCGTTTGTCCATAGCTACTCTCGAGAAGGGCAATTGCTTCGGCTGCCCGAGTTCCCGATCAGCTTTCTCGCAAATAGAGCAGACTGTGGTGAGGAGATCATCAAGACTCTCTGCATTCCACACCGCAATTCCATATCGTACGGCCGCAGAGACAATAGCTCCTCTGGTTTCTTCCGGATGAAACTTCCCATGAGTTCTTCTCGAAGCTGTCTCGAATGAGCCTTCAACAATGAGCCATGGCATACAGTTGTGTCCGTATGCGTAGTCTGACAATCTCGACATCTGATCATCCCAGCCGTTCGATTTGTTAAGGACTCGACCCCAGATGTCCTCCGGTCTTTTCCTCTCGATGATCGCGTTTCCCTTTTCATTTTGAAAATCCCCCACCTCGAGTGCCTTTACCATATGAGATATCTTCCTATCCCAGACGCGTTGCATTACCTCTTGAGGCTCCCGACTATCAACGAATATCAGGTGTTCCACTCTCCTTAGGAATCGTGATATTTATCGCGTCGCATTGATACCTATATAGACAATCCCTACAGTTAACCACTACTGTTGTCTCTTTATACATACACCTTGTTAACCGACCGTTGAAGACAACTACTGGCACAGACATTCCTTATTTATTCCCCCTTTAATATAGATAAAGTCTACGAACAGGATTAGTTCGGTCCTTTGCTGTTCTGTTCATCTTCCATCATACTTATCTCGTAATCCCGCTGGATCATATCCTCCTGAAGCTTCGGATATAGTAACGATCCGACGTTCTGAACATCAGCGATGTATTCCATCATCGCTCCATAGTCGAGACCTTCGATTGAGTTGAGGAACTCCCCAATGTGTCTTATATACCTCATCAACATCGATGCAGCGGTATAGTTATCTGGATTCTCAAACTTCGCTCTTCCCTTCTCCATCTTATACTCCGCAAGTTCCTCCAGAGTGATACTACCGAAGTCCACTAAGAACGGACTGGCTTTCGAACTAGGGTCGGTGTCATTATCATACATTCTTAGCCAACCTCCCCAGGTGCATCATCGTAGCTTCCCTGAGCCCAGTGTCCGCGGTGAACGATCCCCGGATCTCTGGTGTGATATAAGGTTTATCTCGATGGAAGCCTTCCTTGACTCCCTCAATCATCTCACACGTGTGATAACCTGAAGCTATGACCATGACCCCGGAAACTTCACATCTCTGCATTAGTTCGTCTGCTATCTGCGCAGCCATCTTCTCTTGAAGCTGAGGTCTTCGGGCGTACTTCTGTACCAGCTGAGGGAGTTTAGATAGCCCAGTGACTTTGCCGTTACCAGGAACGTATGCTATGTCGACAACACCGTAGAATGGAACGAAGTGATGTTCACATAATGAAACGAAGTGAATTCCCGGGCAGATTCTCACACCGGGAAGGTCTCCAAGGGCGTAATCTCTATACATTCTATCAAGTGTGGGGTCTATAACATACCCTTCTGTCATAGTTCGGAGAACCTCCCATTGTCTCTCCGGGGTACGTCTCAATGGATTCGACGAGGGATTAAACCCCGATAGGAGCAATATTTCACGGAATTTGTCCATGATCTTGTCCTTATTATGCAGAACATAATGATGCGGGGTAGATTCTAACCCTGAGTCTCCTTCTTTCTCTATCGTGTCTTCAAGTGATTGCTCGTTTCTCATTATTTCAAACTCCTCGTCGGTTTCCCCACAAGAGATAATGGAGCTGCGGGAGAACCCTCCAGTTAACGCCATTGAGATGAGCGTCCGCCCATTCAATGAGCTTCTTCATATTCTCTAGATATAGGCCCTGCTGACTGCCATTATGTGGTACCCCTGATGTCATTGCGAACCTCTCTGGTTGTAATACCACTAACGGAGCCTTCTGAAGTCTAAACGTCTCCGAAAGCAGTTCGACATCGTCTTCTGTTGATATAACAAACTTCATCGTGAGATTCTTCTTGAAATGATCCAACCACCATTCGACCTTAGCTCTATTCTCTGGCTTCTGCCATTCTTTGGGGCTCACAACCCAATGATCGATATCCTTGAGGATCTGCTCTCCCTGAGGCAAGATCGTTCCGTTAGTCTCGATATGAATCTTATGTGGAAGTACACCAGCGACGTGTGTCAGCTGGTCCTGATAGATCATAGGTTCCCCGCCCGTCAGGACGATAATGTCGTTGATCCTCGCGATGTCAAGAATCTCCATGATCAGTATTGTTGGATCGACCTCTCTGTAACCCTCCCCGGCGTTCGAGTACCAGGAGTACTTCGTATCACAGAAGGAACATGCTAGATTACATCCATGGACTCTGACGAAGACAGCAGGTGACCCGATGAAGGGGCCTTCTCCTTGAATGCTTCTAAAAATCTCCACTAGATCTATCATTGGACACTCCTCGCTTTCTTCACAGGACAAGTCTCACAATCCAGACCAAATGCCGTACACCATATTGTCCACGTCGCATGTGGGCAAGGGCTCAATATCGGTGTGGGATACCACACGAAGGGTGTCGCCAACCCACAATGAACGTACTTTGTGAACTTCGATGAACCCCCTTGACCGTTTACAGTGACAAACGACGTCTGATACTGCCAGCTAGCATACGGACATACTAAGTTATCTCCCTCGGAACACTTTCCCGGACATTTGGGTTGCTCGTAGGTTGATGTCGTCGCAGTTAACGCGATCATACTGACACCCCATGGTTCTTCCCTTCGTACAACGTGAAATGAACCTCGGCGATGTTTGGATGTAACACCATTAGTTCATCTCTGATTCTCTCAGCACAGTATTCATCGGAGCCATAATTAACAACCTTTCTGTTATCAATCATCGGCTTGAATCCTGTGTGTTCATATATGTCTTCCCAATAGCCTATGCCAGCAACCGGGATCAAGAATTTATGATCCCACTCCTTGGCGAAATACCCCGTGATCTTCCCGAAGTCCACAATGATCCCCTGGTCATCTAGGAACTCTGACACTCTAATAACCAAGTCCTTCACTGTATACGTATGACCGTGAATCCCAGCGCACTTCCCATCATACCCCGGGAGGTAGTGCGCCGCTTCAAACGTGATCTCATCAAACTTCAGGTACATCAAACGAACGACCCCCGAGTAGTATTAGTATTCATAGTAGTAATCTCCTAGGTTTTCACTCCTTTACTTTTCACGTAGGAAGTAGGATCTCTGATACCTGCCTTAGTGAAAGCTTCGATTCGCTCTCTGCACGTTCCACACTTCCCACATTGCAACATCTGCAGATCAACGTAATGAGGATCCCAATGTAGGGGTTTCTGGGGATCATAACAACTCCAAGTGTCTTCGAATGGTACTCCCAATAACGCTCCTCGTTTGACGATATCTGTCTTTGTTAGATTGATGAACGGGGCAACCAATTGAATCTTCTCATATGTTCCCTCGGTTAGGGCTTCGGCCAACGCACAGACGAAACTCTCTCGGCAATCGGGATAGATCGCATGATCACCGGAATGTGCCGCATACCAGATTTCCTGAGCACCCATCTGAACAGCGTATCCCCCAGCGATGGCAATCATGATCATATTCCTGTTGGGAACAACTGTGATTTTCTGAGAGGCGTCATCGTAGTTAGCTTTTGGAATCATGGCCTTCGTTAGTTCCTCAAACTCATTAACCCCCATTACTCCTGTGGTCAGAGCTGAGTTAAACGTCGGCATACGTTCGAGGATCCACCGGAGATTGAGCTTCTTCGCCGTTCGTTCTATGAAATCCAGTTCTATCCTGTGCCTCTGACCATAGTCGAAACTCAACACCACAGGAGTGATTCTATTCGAGATCATCTCATACAACATCACAGTGGAATCCAATCCTCCGCTACAGATGGCGATCGCTTTCATTCCTCAAACACATCCTCCTCTTCGGGGATTGTTATCACTGTGGAGTTCTTCTTGAACCCCTCTGGGATGTTCTCATCTGATGTTGCTAACCATAGAACAGCAAACGAATTAAACAGCATCCTGCCGTTGATAGTGTCTACTTCTATCATACCAGACTCCATTGCTGCTCCGATGGATAAGAGCCCCGGATGCTTCCCAATCTCCTCCACCTGAGAGAGTATTATCATATCCGTCCTCATTAACTCCGGCAGATCGGCTATATTCTTGACTTCTATCATCGCAAGAGGTTTGATAAGTGTCCGGAGTTTGGACATGCTTAGTCTCTTCCCTCTTGGGATCTTCATGACTACATGCCGGGTGGTTCCTACGACCCCTGGCACGGTTATTGATAAAAAATCGGGATCCGCTGACCCCTTCAGAACCTCTTTCCATGTCATTTCATCAACTCTTATCAATGACAAGAGAGTATCGAGAGATACTCTCCGGTCTGTTGACCATAAATGTCACCAGTGTTCCAGTAGCAAAGAGCACCTTCATCCATTCTCTTCCCTGGGATACTGTGACGATCATTGGGCTACGATCTGTAGTCCACTCCAAGAGAACTTCTTGAACTCCAGGAAGTTCCCTCTGAATGATAAGAACACTTCTGTTTCGATAACTCAGAGCTTCTAGGACTTTATCTTTGTCCGATGACTCCCCAATTAATCTTTTGCCCATTACTTGTGCAACTCCCTTAGAACTTTTAATGTGTTCGTTTGATTATAACTGGATAACTTGGGAACTGATAACATGTTCCCCTTAGGGTTGTTATAACTTACTATTAGATCATTCCATTTGACCCCTCCGATGAATGTATCTAAGTTACCATATCTATAACCGAATACATCATTGAACACCCTCGCTGTGTTACTGTTTGTAGTTGCGTTCCATCCGATGGTCATATATGGAACTGTAATTATGACACAAGTTCCGTTATCATAGAACCCCCAATACGCTGTTGCTTCAGTGTATGCAGCAACAGAGCTATTACGTATGATAGGGCCTGTGGGGGTGAGTTCTACGCGGCAGAAGATTAACACAGCTTGGGTCACATTTCCATAGACGTTCATTAATAGCTTAGTCTGATTTATCGGAGGGACTATTGATGGTCTACGGGTACTATATATTATAGATCCTGCAGATATGATCATGATTGCGACTCCCAACACTACCCACAGGTTATTCTTCATTGATCTCCTCTCTTTTAGTAGCCATCACTTCATCTATGTACTCTGGATCGTTCCAACAGAGCGTCAAGAACATACAGTAATCGCAATGTTCCCCTGACTTGATCGGGAAGATGTTCCGATCGCCCGACAATTTATACTCTTGGATCTTCTCCCAGAGATTATTCGTATTCTTCTTCAGAGCTGTGAATGTGACCTTCTTAAATTCTTCGGAGTGATAAACCCCCTCATCGTAGGCGATGACTCCCCAATGATTGACTGGTTTATCAAGTTTCAATTGATCGTTGATCAAGACCCAGTAGATCGCCTGTTCCTGTCTAATCATTGATATATTATATATCCTCGGTTTATAATCAATCACGATGTAAGAGTCCTCATCATAATAGTCCAACCTATCAAACGTTCCCGCATAGTTAAACTCCGGGGATTCTAAATATCTTTCCATCTGTACAGGTTTGAACATCCCCTGAGGTAATGTCCAATCTAAAGATCGTCTGGCTTCGAAATCCACTAGGTTTTGCATCCATCCGTAGATTGTGTTGGAGATTCCTTTGGGAATACAACTCGATAAGTATTTCAATCGATCGATATAAGTTCCACTACCAAACAACACATCAGTGTCATAGATGTACTCAAACTGGCGAGCAACATGATGGAACGTAGCTCCATGTTCCATCGCGATGCTCTCGTCTGAGACCTCTGGGCCTTGTTGTTTGATATACATCCAGTAAAATTTTCTCGGACATTGTCTCCACGAGCTCAGACCGCTTTTATGTATGAAGAGTCTTTCTGAGCTTCGTTCGTTCATTTCTTCACCTGCTTCTGTCGTTCGATTTCCTCTTTCATAAGAACGCCTGCAAACCTGAGGTAATTGATAGCATCTAAGATGTCATCGTATGCTTTATTTAAATCCTTGGTCGCCCGAGCACGGCTACCCCTATAGACTACCCCTGAGAGGATAGCGTCAATAGACATTTGTCTCCAGACAGGGGTTGCGGTTAAGTTCTCATAGGGGACCGCTCGTTCGAGGATCTTATCCATAGCCTCCCGATCGATCTCTTTGATCTTAGTTATGTTTGATTTCATCCCATTCCTTCGTCTCCCACGATGTTGGTTTCTCTACTGTAATTCGACGACCATTTTGGAGCTACCCAGTTCATCCAACTAAGCCGCTGACTGATGAAACTACCATGACTTTCCTCGACCGATCCCATTCTCCGTCGATCTCTAGTGCCACGTGATATGCTTTCATGTTCTCTATCTCGTTCTGAATCCGATCCCTCATCTCGAGGGGTTCGAACGCTCCTTGATGAACCGTGTACCATATCTTGTTTTTTGTTCCTACTGGTTTCCATTGTAACCATCCTCCCCAGTCGAATTGCACTCTGTTCTTGTGAATCCTAACCAAGATTATCAATAGCTCTTCTAGCCTCTCCTTTATCATTAACTGTGAATATTGCTCCTTCTGGGATGCCTTCCATCGCGAACACCGGCATACCGAAGAGAACTAGTTGATCCGGTAATGCAGGTTTCGGAGCTCTCTCGATCACTACAGGGGAGCGAAGTTTAATGATCCATTTACCTATTTCCAATATTAATCACCAGGTATGTCGAACTCCTTTTTTGTCTCTATCACTTTCTTATATAATGCCTTCGTTATAGCCCCATCGTGTTCTATAAGCTCCATCCAAATCATGTCATTAGGCACCAGATGTAGAGCGATATTGATCATGAATGTGTCCCCATTTTTCAAACATTGTATTGCATCATCGTATTCCTTATTATCAAAGTTCTTATCTATTGTCATATGACATACTACGCGGATAACCTCTCTTAGTTTATCTATCTCACCCAAAGTAATCACTCATCTTTGTCTTCCTAACCTTGAACTCTATCTCAGACCAGTCACGACCAATGGCTTCCAAAAGTTCGAAGAACTTATTCTTAAGAACCTTCTCTCTCTGAAGGGACCAATTGATCCTTACACTGTTTGGTACTTTGGTCTGATCGGAGTTCAAACAGAGAGTCTTATACGGGAACATCGCAGTGGGGATCGTATATATCAACTTGGGTTTATCGTCCTCGTTGAATCGCCATCCAAATACCTTATTAGCATGTTCCACTCCTTCAATCCATGGTTTGGTGCTCCCATGGAGGTTCTCCAAATCGATATTCGCCTGATGAAGGCCCTTAGGGATACCTATCATTGAGACATCGTCAATAGTCAATATACTATTCCATGCTTGGCGAACGACCTCCACTGCGGAGTCTATATCATTCTTCCCAAGAACTAGATTGAGGAACTGTGTGGTGAGTTTCCTCGTGAACAAAGCATTCGCTGAGGATCTCGGTGCCAGACCAGAGATTTTCATTCCTTCCTTCCACACTCCGTCTTTCATTACATAATGTCCCCCGTAGTGTTTCTTCGCAGGGTCATCACCTTTGGCTCTGCGTTTCCAAAGGATCCTGTCAAAGAGATTCTCAAACTTGATCTCTATCGGATAAGTGGCTCCGAGGGATTTCGTCCATTCATTAATATACTCCTGAACGTCGGCTTCTATCTTAAACGCTTCCTCAGCGGCTGTTTCCTTCGTTGCGCTCGTTAGCCTAACGAACAACGAATCGGTATCAGCGTACATAATCTTGAGTCCTCTGGGCTCTAAGAACTGCCTGACTTTCCATATCACAGATCTGGTGATCGATGTGACACAATTGAATACCTCTGGGTCGTATAGACGGAAACCAGGATAGGCCAAGACACCGTTCAAGCTGCAGGCGATGAACTTTGCTACGGTTTCTTGAGATTTGATCCTTTCGCGATATTGAACGTCGAACCCTGGATGAGATTCAATCTCTCGTCCTAGGGCACGATAACGTTCTCTGAGCGCCATTAAATGATCAGCCACTTTTGGGAGCACCCCTATCGGTGATCTCCGATATCTAATCACTTCCGTCGTGCGGCCCTGATCATCAACGATTGGTATTTGAATTTCTCCGTTGGGGTCTTTGCACTCAGGGCTGAGATTATATGCGATTATCATCGAAGGATAAATACTCTTCAAATCCAAGAGCATTACCCATTGGTGCAATCCTACAGTCGGGGTGATCACCAGTGCGCCTTTTGCTTTCTTCAACTTCTCATGTTTGGTTCCCGTAGGCAACGGGGCACCAGCGAGTCTCAAACACATCGTATCTACAAGAACCTTATTCGACGTCGATTTGTCAAAGAGAGTGCCCGCTGTTCGGCGAAGAACATCGATATATGGCAACAAGTCACACTTCTCGTTCAATAGTTTCAAAGCGATGACGTCTTTCGCGGCGTACTCTATCAATGATTGCGGATCGTTTTCGTAGCTCTCCTTCATATAAGCTCCTAAGTCTTGGTAATGGAGCCCACACTCGTCTGCAACAACGATTTTGAGATCATAACTAGTTCTCTCCCCAACTGGCTTGACGTATTTCTTATAAATATCATTCAGATCAGCAATCGTCCTGCCCCAGATATGGACATCCCATTTCTTATATTGGACATTGAATCTCGCTGACGCTCGGTGCAGTGGGGAGATGTGTTCGGAGACCGCCCATGAGATCCCCAATCTATCTGCCCTCCTGAGATACATCGGCCAGTCGTAGTTATTGCTATTGTACCCCGCCCAGCCATCAATGTCCGTTTCACCAGTTTGGTTTGGAATGGGCTCTCCCATATGCCACTTGGCGAAGTCAATAAACAAATCTCGTTCATCATCAACGACAGTTACTTGCACAGGATACGTGAGATATTGCGGTTCGATGAGCCATTTGCCCGTTTGTTCATCACGGAGCTCAATGTGAACTGTTATGCTCTTAAAACTTGACCAGAGCGCTCTACGTGAGTCCGATGCGGCTATACATGAGTCCGACAGTGTTCCTAATGGGGCCTGCTCGAGGGACGTAAAGTTCAGTACTATTATATGTATAATATTGTCCGAAGTGAGACCCCATTGGACTGTGATCGCAGGCCATTTTGCATCTTGGGGCATCGGCATGATCTCCTTCGGAGAGAAGTACTCAAAATCAAACAAGGAGTAGAGCGGAGCGATTCCATGACTTTCTACTGCTCGAATGACATTATCTTCTCCTATCTCCACTCCGCAGTAGATTCCCATATCGATCATCGCCCTCATCGGGAACAACACGTCGGCTTCACAAGTCATCGCGTAACGATCTCTTCCTCCTCCTATTTCCGAGGGCATTCTTGCTTTCCACTCGTACACCGTGCGACCGAAGATATCTTTAACCGGAGGACCTGAACTCGGATCGTTGTTCCAAGCGTGGGGTCCAATAAACCCTAATTTGCGTTTTATTCGTTTACCGTTCATATCTCTGAGGAACCAGTACAACATCGGTTTATTATCTTCCTCGATGTAATCGAGATTCATCAGGTCGCATTTGATAACTATAATGACCCCTCCTTAGACTAGTCTTGATGCTACCTCTAGTAGACTTAGCTCATGTGTCAGGAACTCATTTGGAACATCAAACAGTGGTATATCCTCAGATACTCTCTTATGCTCCGGAGGTTCTTCGAACCATTTAGATACCTCTCCAGAACAGGCCATTGAGAACGGCAAAGAGGTGTCAACACTTCGAATGATTCCTGATGGATACTCGATCAGCTCCCAATAATTATCCAACCCCAAGAGGTGATGATCCTTAGACATATCCAGTTCTCCTCTTTTGAACATGTAATTGACAATCGTTGACCTAGCTCGGAACTCCTTATGTAACCAAATCGGAATCCCAATCGTATCCACCGGAAGTTTCTTCAACTCCAAATAAGATTCACGCCACTCTGCTGGATTTTCTCCTTGGGGCACAACCATATACCGATAATTCTTCGGGAGCGAATCCAGCAGGTCTTCGTAAAAATCAATAGGCATTCGATTCATTATATCATCCGGAAGAATGATCTCATTCGCGGATATCTCGTCTGCAATCTTCATTGTATCATCGAATTCCATCATATCAGACTCATAGATCCCATGATCCAGAATCTTAAACTTATCCTCTTGTGCGTAGAAGTCCTTATACACATCCGATTGCAGACACCTTTGCGCGAGAACAAAATGCAGATCAGTTTTAGTGTGAAGCCATGAATCCGGTGAGATAAGGCAGACCTTCAAGAATGTATCCTCCATCTTGCGCCGTCCTTCTCTATAGAAATCGGCTCGTTGAATGAAATGTCAATATACCAGATCTGGTCATCATCTTTGACACCTTTGCTCTCTATGAGCTTCTTGAACTCTGACCATTTCAAACTATCTCCGGTTGATTCTATTATCTTAGTGTTATTCCCTTGATCCTTGATTATAGTGATATATGCCATACCAGTTCCCCTGCAAATGGGACATGTACAAGGACCATAGAACTGGGAATCCACCCATCCTTTGCCTCCACAACCACCGCAGAGGATTGTTGTCTTGTTATCATCAAACAATCGGTTTCACCTCTGGGGAGTTATTCACCTGATCGATCGAAGTTATCCCTTGTGTGTAGATAGTTCTTTCCGGGAACTCAGTCCTTACCCACTTTACTATATTCTCATATGTGGGATTAATAATCAAATCAGTCTTGTTAGCTCCTAGTCTGCATTTTCTAACCTTCGCTTGGAACACTTTGTCCGATCTCCTCTGCATCTCTAGCTCTAGATCCGCCCAATACGGCGTTTTCTTCATCCAATCGGCTTTTAGATCATCCGTGGGATTGCCATCACGATAGACAATCGATGATTGACCAGTGATCACTAGATTAATCGGTTTCGAAACGATTCTCATCATTATTAATCGATATCTCGCATTAGCCTTCCCCCATTCGAATTGATACTTATCTCCGGTCTTCGCACTCCGGAAATGTGCTACCTCTTCTAACCAATGCGAGATGAACTGCCAGACATCAGACCCTGAATCCAAACATATTGTGCCTAATTCCATTCCAACTAACGACGTCAACGCTTCTTCGATTGCTGTCAACGAAGCCAACGGATCCGGTTCCTTTGTGAACTCATCCATCGCACCAATCTCCGCAATCTCAATCATATCCTCAAGGAGATTCGGCTTGAGCCATTGAGCGAACTCTTTCTGCTCCAGTAATGGATACATCCCAAAGTCAGTATTAATCGCCCTAATCGGTTTAGGCATTGTGAAACACAAGTTCGATTTACCAGTTCCAGGCCCTCCCCAGACAGCCAATCTGAGACCCTTTAACGCTTTCACCTGAGACCCTCCTTTGAAATACAACCTTGGATCCTTAGGAGGTTCCTTTGACACTGTTCTCATTACGGGATCCGGAGATTCCTTATCACCGGATTTACCAAACTTCATCTCTTGAGCCATACTCAACCACATCAAGTGCTCTCTCAATTCACTCGTTCCGTTTGAAAGGAAAAATGGGATATGGATTAAGACTGGGTCACTGACTCAGTCTCATCCACTACTGGCTCATAGGGAATTTTCATGCTGGGATCCGCGGCTATTCCGAGAACATTGAAGATTATCCGCTTCACGTTGTTACCCTCGGTGTCCTTCATGAACTCTCCTGTATCACGGTCTCTGACGTTGCCTTCTCCAGTGCGCACTAGTGCCCTTACATGGGTCCCAGGGCTAAACTGTATCCAGGGTTCCAACTCTTTCGGAATATAACCCTGTATGCCCTCACTTTCTATGTCAAAGTTCGATTCATCCTCAAAGACGATCATGAAGGAACCGTTCTCGTTAGCCTCATGACCTATATACGTGACATCTCCCTCGATCATTGCTACCCTCGAGTAGTCGTCTTTGAACTTCTCATGGATGTCCTTCAGTTCCTCACTCCCAAGTGATGTCTTCAACCAATCAGGTAATTTCCCCAGGAGATCGTACATACCGGCTTCAGTCGTGGCGTCTTTCACTCCTGGGATCATGATGAGATTCGTCCATGAGGTCTGTTCGACGGATCGTAGATCCACGATGAGTTCGTCTTCCTTCCGAACCGTGAACCTCGACCGCATCGATTGTCCAAGTTTCGGATATCCCTCTGCTTGGTTCTTCAATGAGTTGATCCTCAGTATCCGGAACCCCTCGTTTGAGTTTGCCCGCTTCCCTATAGCGATCTCATCCCTAACCCAGGTTTCCGCTAGTTCCTTTCCGTAGCTTCTGTTTTTGAACTTAGCGTCCTTGCCGTCTCTTTGGAACTCGATCCATTCACGATCATCAACGACGATTGGTGTTTCATCCCCCGTCACTTGGTTGATCGTTACCTTGATTCTAATTCCATCGATACCAGCTAAGGCTTCCTCCCGGGTGTCAGGGTTCGCGTACTTCGCGAGGAGATCTTCCTTCTTCCTAACATTCATATCGCGTTTCGATGTAACCCCTACAGGAACGAAGTCAAAGGGCTCGGCTCGAGATCGCATATCAGACTTGATCTTCGAATAAAGGATCTTGAGTGCTCTGAGCGCAACGACCTCCGGTGTCATCTCCGGATGGTTTTTCTTGACTAAGGCAACTTCCTCGGTGAACTTCGTCTGCAGGTCTTCAACAGACTCTCCGAGTTTCTCCGACCAGACCTTTAGCTCTTCAGGATACGACAATGTTACAACACTTTCCTTGTATTACTTACTGCTGTGAAACACTTACTACACTCGCTCTCCATGGCTGTTTCACATTCACCACATTCTGGCTTATAAGCGAGTGAATAAAAAACGATAGAATCTTTGACCCTTGCATCGAGAATACTATTGATGACTGCCTCCTGGAGTAGTTTAAGAGTAGTCGGCCTGCTTTTTCCGATTCTGTTCGAGATCTCATCACAGGATAACGCTTGTTCTCTTAAGACACTACTCCAGTCGATGGGCAATTCTATTTGGCCTTCTCGGTCTCAGGTTTCGGGACGTAATCTGGCTTCGCTGCCCAGTAGGATGTAGTGCCCTGCATTCCTCTGTGAACAGCACCGATCTTCTCGAGCTTTCCCAACCTCGAGTACGCTGTGCCAGACTGTACACCAAGGAGCTTCGCTACCTCCTTAGTTGTCATTCCCTGTTTCTTAAGCTCAGCTAAGAGCTTCTCTGTCGGCACCGTGGCAGATTTCTCTCCCTTCGGTGCGAGCTTCTTGAACTCGTCTAGACTTATTGGCATTTCTTTTCAATCCTTGCATCTCTCGTTGTTTGAGAGTTGATGCATTCAATGATCACCATTACTCATTAATAAAGTCGTCGATACTGGAAAGACTGATCTCCAGGACAATAGGGAAGATGGCAAATGTAGTAGTAGGAGGGAATGAAAATTTTTGGATTGTAAATTTTTCCCAAAGTCTACGGAATGAAAACTTCCAATCCATCAGTATCCCCTCTTGATTCTCATGTCCTCTACTACAGCGTAGGAATCTAATCCTCGTAATTCATGTTCTACGGTTCCATAAAACAATCTATGACCCTGTTCGATAGCTCTAGAGACTCTCTTTCTCTTGAGGTTCCTGAACCCCGTCTTGTTCCATATATAGAACATCACAGACTGACCTTCTCCAGTATTGAACGCACACCGTCAGCTATATTAAACAGTTTAGACGCGTCATCCTCTGCTACATGTAACATCTTGATAGATGTCTTCACTAATAGTTCTCGGTCTATATCATAGACCTGCGCTATACCATAAATAAGGAATCCTAAACCATCTGCAAGGTTTTCTTATATTTCCAGCCGTCGTTTGTTACTCATTTCTTCTCCTCCTTGTGCTTCTCCCAGAATCCCTTCTCATTGCACACCACAGGGTTCTCCAACACGGGATCCAAGATCTTACACGGGTAACCCGGGCACTTGTACATTAGACAAATGGGATGCTCAGCCATTCAAGATTCACCAAACCATTTCTTGAAGATGTTCCAGATTGCTTCATCTTGTTTGTACTGCTCTAAAGACTGCGGGATGCTCGTTTCATAATCATTTTCCTTGGGGTCAATGACTATTACATTAAGAAACTCCTTCTTGGCCTCGTCGATTATCGAAAGTATATTTGGTTTTATTCCTGTGTTTATCATCCCAGCAACCTCCGAGGTGTTTTGCGGCTTAAAAGGTGAATAACACCAGTTGTATCCTTTCGTTAGTTCTTCTTCGATTTTATTTTTTAGACTCATGGCGAGACCTTCTTCAATACCGCGTTCAAATTGACCTCCATCAGTGAGTCAACAAACAACCCCACCCATACCTCTGACGTCTCAAGTACCGCACCCGCGTGGATTACTTTCATCAGATGCCCCACTTTGTCTATCTCGAACTCCCAGTCTCCGAAGATCAGTTTTCTATCCCCGGTTAAAAAATGTTGCCTATCCTCATCGCGAATCAATGTTAACAACTCCTTATCCGCTGTTACATTAACAACATTGTTCGCGTCAAAGCCGTACGCCTTCAACGTTTCCTTGATCCGTTCCAAGATGAAACTCTTTCCGGATCTCGGCTCTCCTTCTGCATACACTTCAATTTTCATTTTTAACTTTCACCTCTTGATCCTACTACGACTACTAATACTACACCAGGTCCGACATCTCACCCTTCGCACGTCAGATGATCAGATGATCCTTCCTTGATGCACTCGAATTTTATTTCGTAACCATGATCACATGTCTTTAGGTAGTTCTCAAACCGTTTCCTTACTTCCTCTTCACCCACACTCTGAGCTTGAAGAACCATGCCGCTATAACCCCCATAGATATCGAATCTCTTAGACATTTGTTTACTCACCTTACGCGTTTCCTACCAGATGATATCTTTCACCTTGATCGGCTCTAGCGTGATACCCTGACCATCCTTAACTGCTATCATCCATTGCTTAACATTAGCTACGAGATCACCCTCGTTGATTGATCCATCAGCGAGTTGTGCCTTGAGATCAACACCGTTGTCAATCTTCATTATTCCCTGTTTGTCTTTAATCTTCACGAATGACATTTCTCATCCCCTCCCTTAGCGCAAGAAGACGAATAGATCAATACAGAATCATCTCCTCTTTAGAGTGTAATCCTAGTTCTCGGCAGACACATTTCGCTGGCTCTATATCAGTTACTTTCTGGATGCAAAGTCTATCGGCTCTTCGTTTTCTCCGGTTACCTCCGCGACCCGGATGAATTATCTCATTATCCTCCTCATCCATCAACGAATATTCTTCATCTTTGCTTTCTAGGATTCGTGTTTTCTCCTCTTCATAGAATTGAAGTGCTTGTTTAGGGTCATTAAACCCTCTAAGGATACCATTTATCCCTTCATACCCGACTTTGATGATTATATAAATGTCCATCTAACTTTTTCCCCCCTTCTCTGATTTCCCACCCACGCCACGCTTA